ATAGTCCCTTGTTATCAATAGTTCCTTTTGTTAATTAGTAACTTAGTTGCAGGAAAAAAAGAGGCAATGCCCCTTGGATACGCTAGTATCCTAGGAGCATGTCTCTGACTTCCTGCTTAGTCAATGTGTCAAGTACAGCGGCCACTTTGTGGTCGGTGAACTTGCCGCACTTTGACGGTTTACTGTAATAGTCAATTATGTACCCTGTGTCATATTTGAGTTTTACAGTAAAGCTGCTTATGTATGCTTTGTGAAGTGAGAAAGTCTCAATCGGAGATTTAGACTTTATTACTTTACAGCGTACATAGTCAGACTGTTTGGGATTTGAGTACTCTTGTACGAAAATTGCAATAGTTTCCATTGTTAATTATTTTTAATGATTCAATGGAATTCTAGGGTTGGTAGCTACAGCATGTAAGAAAAACTTTTTTTTGGCTGAAAAAAAGTTTTTGTGTGGTGGATGTGTGCAAAGGCAAGAGCTGCAAAGACCAGGGGGTACCCCCTTTGCAGCTGCGGGCCGGGGTGGCTGTAGTACATACCCCATCACAACCTCTAATATAGTTCAAAAAAAATTTGGTAGAAAAAAAATTTTGTATACCTTTGTTAGGATTCTTCTTTGTTCATAAGAATGTTTTTTTAAATTATGCTAAAAAGCCCCAGAAAAAATTCTTGGGCTTTTTAGTTTAGCCAAAAAATTTTATATTTGTTCCATGAAAAAGTTTGACATGGATAAGTATGTTCTCTTAGTAGGTGATAATGCTACAGAGATCTTTGATTACTATGATGTGGATGAGATGCACGGGTTGAATCTAAAGGATGCCAAGGCAGAAGAGGTTGATAAGACTGTAGGTAATGGGGTTTATATTTATGGGTGGACTAACTATGACCCGGCAGATAAGAAGTTGACTGCAAAGGCTCCATTAAAACCTTTCCTATTTATAAATCTAGGTGCATTTAAAAAGTATAGCTTGACTGAGAAATGTACTGCAGTTATGCATGAGACTATGCACATGAGTATTCTACTTAACAACTGGAAGATTACTGATAAGGAAGAAGAGGTGATTGGCTTTGCTGAAGATGAAGCTAATAAGATTATAGAGAAATTAGGATTTAATAAAAAAGAAGAACCAAAAAAAGGATTTTTTAAAAAATAGTTTTATATTTGTAGTGTTCATTTTTACAATTAAAAATTAACTTACTTGATTGATTGCTAGAAACCCTGGAATTTTTTTCCGGGGTTTTTAGTTTAAACAAAAAAAGTTTTTATATTTGTTGCTCACTAAGTTTATTATATGAGATGACCTACCAACAAAAAAAGTTATGGCTACTTGTTGCAGAAAAAGCAGAGTCTAACTTAGAGGCTAGGATAATTTATGATGAACTAATTAAAAAATTAAATATGTCAGAAGAAACAGTTATTTTGTCCCTTATGGAAACGGAGAATGGGATAGAAGTTCATGTGAGTGAAAAAGCTTATGATAACTTTGCAGTTATTGGATTGATTGAAAGGATTAAGTTGGACTTGTTGAATAGACCAGAACTACCTATTCAGGATCTTAGAACTAAGGGGAAAGAAAGTTCTCAAAAGTATGATGCGTAAATTTTTAAAACCAACAATATGAAACCATTTAAACAATTAAGAGGTAGAACTATTCTACTAAGTGTACCTGAAAGAAAAAAGTCAGGTCTAGAATTATCTGCTAAAGATGAACAAGCAATAATGCAAGAAGCTGCTAAGCTATGGAGTAGACTTAGTGTTTATGCCATAGGAGATAAAGTAGAAGATGTGTCTGTAGGTGATGAAGTATATGTAAGAACCTCTGCACTTAATATGGAGACAGTAGAAAGAATTGACATTGATGGTGAGATCAAGTTAGTTCTTAATGAAGGTGATGTAATTATAGTATGGTAAGTCATGGCTGAAAGAAATTATAACACATATAAACCAAGTCCAGGTGATACATACTCTCCATATAAAGATATGGTGGATGGAGTTTATGGAAAAGATACTTATATTAATAGACCAGCTTCTCCTTTAGCAACAGAAATAGACTGGCAGAAAAGAGTTGTAAACTTAGATGAAGGGCCAAGGCCTGACTATTATGGTGGTAAGGATAATACATATGAAGTATTCCAAGTATTAGAAGCTTGGGGACTTGATAAAGATTTCTATCTAGGTAATGTAATTAAGTATGTAGCTAGAGCTGGTAAGAAAAATAAATTAACCCAAAAGGAAGATTTAAAAAAAGCTTTAGTATATTTACAAAAAAGAATTAACTCATTATGATACTTAAAGGATTATTGTTTATAGTTGGTATATTAGTATTAGGATTCTTATTCCTAGTTAATAATGCTATGAGTAGACCTTTATATAATAAAATGCACAATGTCTGGGAAGAAGATCCGGAAGGAAAAAAATATGCTAACATAACCCTTGTGTTTATGCTATTGATATCATTCCTCCTAGGGATAATGTTTTAACATACAACTCTCCAATCAAACAAAAAGATCCTCAGAAATTTATCTGAGGATTTTTTTTATTCAAATATTTTTTGTATATTATAGTGTAATTAAAATTTTATATCATGGGAGCTTTACCAGAATTTGAAAATGTAGATAATGCTAGATCTACGATGCCTGAGTATAAATCTAAACTTACTCAGATGTACCAGTACCTAAACAGGTCGGTAAATAAGTTTTTCTTTGATTGGGGTTACAAACTTGCAACACAGAGAGTATATGCCAATAATGCTGCTGCAATTGCTGCAGGATTGAAACAAGGAGATTGGTATGTTACTAACTCGGGTGGTGACTTATTTGTAAAGATTGTTCAATAATTAAAACCTAGAAATCATGGCAGATTTAACAAGTGGCTTAACAATAACCAATGTATCTGGTGCAGTTTATAGAACGTCTAGATTAGCTTTAAATGACGGAAATGTTAAAGCTAGAGAATTAACTAACCTATTACAAAAATTAATTAGTGTTGGTATTTATGAATCATTAGATGAAGCTATTTCAAATAGAGTTCCTGCTGGAACATTCATAATTATAGATGATCCTAATACTGACATAAGAGAATTTGTTATTGAAATGATTCCTCCATATGTTGTAGATTCAGAAGAACTTAAAAGAGAAGAAGCTGAATATCTAAAAAAACTTGAAGCAGAAAAAAACGCTCAATTTAAAGCTGATCCTTCTGTATAAGTATTAATTTGTGCAGCCCCTAGAGGGCTGTACTTTTAAAAATTAAAACTATGTCAAATAGTATAGGTGATTTAAGAAATAGTGGCCTACAAGGTAATAACTGGCCATGGCAATATAAAGTCCTACTAGGACTTGATGGTATCATCAATGCCTTAAATAACAACGGTGAAGACATTGAAACTGCTTATGTGGTTGAAAAATGTCCTGGACCACCTCCAACTGAAAGAGTTTTACTTGAGGTTAGAATATGGGATACTGTTACAAATACTTGGGGAACAATTAGATATTATGTACCTGGAAGTAACACACCGGTTCCAGCACCAGTACCTGCACCAGGTTGTACTTTAGAATATGTTGATGCATCTAACATTAGACCTTTAACATGTACTGATGAAATTACAGTATGTGGTACATCATTTACCACTATATTAGGTAATAGTGCTCTTAATGTTAATGTTGTAAATCCAATTCCATTAGAAGTACTTATTAATCAAGCAAATGATAGTATTCTTGTTTATGGTTTTGATGGTGCAGCTAATCAACCAATATCTGTTACATCTGGTGGTGCAGTAAACATTAGACCATTGACGTGTACTGATGTAGTATCATTATGTTTTGATAATGCAGGAACTCCTACACAAGTAAGTGATACTAATCCACTTCCTGTAAATGCAATAGTAACAGTACCAAGTGCATTAGATACAGCTTTGTTTGCATTTGATATTACTTCAGGAGTAAATGAAGCTTTAACTACAACTGAAACATCACCCGGAACTCATGCATTAGATGTTAATCTAACAACTCGTTTAGATTGTACTACAGATAATGTTGCAATATGTGATGGTGCAGGTAATGCATTAGCAATTGATTCTTATGGTAGTATCAATTCTAATTTATATGCAATAGATTCATTAAGTGGAGTACCAACATTTGTAACACTTACAGGTTTAGGTACAGCTAATGCATTAGATGTTTATCTTCAAGGACCTAGAGGAGTACAAGCAAATTGTGCAGATGCAATATCTACAGCTTTATGTCAAACACAAGAAAATATTCTTACAGACATAAAAACTGCTGTACAAGGAACATTAGCAGCTAATACTGATGGTGTAGGAATATTTGGAACAGAAGATGGTGTTAACTGGAATGCAGTTGAAGTAGATAGTAATGGACATGTTACTACAAATGCTACTATTGTAGGTCCAATAGGTAGTCAAGCATGTACTACATCAGTTAGTGTAGCTTTATGTACTGATCAAGCCAATAATTTAGCAGATATTAAGACTGCTGTACAACCAATAACTACAATTACTCCAAACATTCAAATATCAAGTGGAGATGCTGCTACACCCATTGCAATAGCAATATACTCAGTAACATTTTTTAATAATGGTTCTGTAGATGTATTAGTATCGTTTAGTGGTGGAGGTGTAGGTACATATGTAAACATTCCTGCTGGAACATCTATTAGTATGGATGCTGGTGGTATTAATAATCAATATCCAGCAAATACTTTTTATTATGATACAGTTACTGTAGATCCTTCAGGTTCATTAATAGTAACATATAACTCTTAAGAAATGAGCACATTTATAAATAGAGACTTACCAAATGATGAATACCAAGCAGCAGTTGGTGCTAATAACCCTTCAAGTGCAAATGTCTTTGCCACAATGGCTGATATTTTAGCTGGTACTGGTGATGCAGAAAGATTAATTTTTAATGTAAAAATCAGTCAAATTGGTGGTATTAATAAAGGTCAAGCAGTTTATGTCAGTGGAGCAAATGGTACTAATATACTTGTTAGTAAAGCAGATTATTCAACAGAAGCAACATCATCTAAGACATTAGGTCTTCTTGTTGCTTCAGGTGCAGATAATGCATTCGGACAAGTTATTGCAAATGGTATTTTAAAAGGTACTGGTTCAGCTCCATTAGATACAAGTGCTGCTGGAGCAGGTGATCCTGTATGGTTAGGAGATGATGGTAATTTGATCTATGGTCTTGCTAATAAACCATATGCACCAAATCATCTTGTATTTCTTGGTATTGTTGTAGAATCTAATCCAACAGTAGGAGAAATTTTTGTCAAAGTACAAAATGGTTTTGAACTTAAAGAGATTCACGATGTTGATTTAATTTCAACTCCTCCTCAAAATGCTGATGTGCTTACTTTTAATTCAGTTACTGGATTATGGGAATCTAAACCAATACCTGGAGTTTCAAGTGGTGGTACACAACTTTTAAGTGGTGGTGCATCTTGGTCAGATACAGGAATGATATTTAATGTATCAGCTCTTACATATACTATTGATGGAGATTATTATTCTTCTGCTCCACAAAATGTTACATTAGCTGCAGGAGATCCTAGTAATCCAAGATTTGATGCTATTGTTGTTGATGCTACTGGAACTGTTTCTGTAATTACAGGAGCACCTTCTGCTAATCCAATTGTACCAAGTATACCAGGTACACAGGTATTAGTACAATATGTACTTGTTGCAGCTGGAGCTACTACACCTTCAATAACAAATGAGTTTGTTTATAGAGAAGGAGCAACTCCTGACTGGACTCAACTTTTTGTGGCTGGTGGTGGAACTTACCCACTTCAAGTAGATTATTCAAGTACGTCACCAGTTCCATTTTTAGGTCTAACATGTGCTTCAGTAAAAGCACCAACATATGCAAGTAAGTATATCTATTTAACAAAACCAAGCGGTTCAATATCAAGAGCAGCTTTTCCATTTTTATCATTTAGAGTTAATTTACCTGTAGCATTACCTTCAAGAAATATAATTGTTAGATTATTTAATGGAACCAGTTATATTGGTTTAACATATGCTTCATCTTATGGATTTAATCCATCATCTGCTGGATCTTGGCAATTAGTAGTAATACCAGTATCAGTATTTGGAAATCCAGCTCAGTTAAATATAACAAGAGTTGAGTTTTGGTTTACTGGTGCTACACTTAATACATTTGGTGTAGGTCGCGATGTATTTGCATTTGATGATATCAAGTTCCAATCAGGATATGGAGGACAAACATCAGTAGCTACTATAGATATATTAGATAGTGGAGTAGTTGTTGGTCCAACAGCAAAACTTAACTTTATTGATGGTACAAATACAACAGCAGTTGTTACACAAGATATAGCAAACAATAGGATTGATGTTAAAATTGATTCAGCTACAGCAGCTAATATTTATAATTCAGATGGTGCATTAACAGCAAATAGAACTTTAACAGGAGGGAACTTTGATCTTCTTTTTGATGCATTAAGATTATTTGGAGTAAATTTAGTACCTGGTGGTGGTATAAACGGATATACAATTAATGTTGATACCAATGGAATGTCTGGTTCTCTTCTTACTAGAATTTTTAAAATTGAAGATACTTTTACAGGAACTCAAAGATTTGGTATTAACAGAAATGGAAATGTTATATTTAATAATAGTTTTGAATTTCCATTAGGTGATGGTTTAGTAGGTCAAACATTAATTACTAACGGTGCAGGAACTGTAGAATGGACTTTTCCTGTTACTACTAAGTCTTTCTTTGATCAGTTTATGGTAAATCAATATTCTTATTTTTTACCATCTGATAACTCAGCATTGTTTGATACTCTAAGAGCTGGTGGTAGTTTAACATCTGTTGGTACAACATCTTCTCTTACAGAAAATCCAATGGGTGTATTATTTACTACACCTACTGCTGTTAGTTCTGTAGCTGCACTATTTGGAAATACATTTGGAGGAAGTATTTTAGGAGTAAATTTTCAATTTGAAACATATAGAAGGTTTAGAATAAATACAGCAAATCCAGCTCAAAGACTATTTATTGGAATATCATCTTTATATAGTGCTGCTACACCTACTAATATAGATCCTATTTCTCAAATTAATAGTATTGGTGTGTGTAAAACATCAACTAGTAATAATTTATTTTTAATGTGGAATGATGCAACTGGTACAGCATCAAGTTTAGATACAGGATTTACTGGAATTAGTAATTCATTTACATACACTTTGAGAATATTTAAAACTTTTGGTGTTGCATCAGTAACAATTGAGTTAACTCAAATAACAAACAGTACTGGTGCAACAACTATATTTTCAACAACAATCACATCTGACTATAATACAGGAGTAAATTATTTTCCTGTAGCATGGATGGGTAACTCAACAACCTCAACTGGTGCAGTTTCTTATAAAGACTATGGTTGTACAATGACTAAACGTAATATAATAACAGCATAATGGAAGATATTTATACAATAGATCACAATGGACAAATTGTTCTTAATGACACAACTGTTGTGGTAATGCAAGAAAATGATCCTACATATATTGCATATGTACAGTTTCTTGAAAACGGTGGTACTGTAACTCAGTTAGATGAGCCAGAAATTATAGAAGAATTTACAGGAATTAGATCAGCTAAAAAATAAGAAAATGGAGACTTGGATGCTTACAGTAATACTTTTTGTAACAGGAACAATTCTAACAATTATAGGATTCTTTTTAAGAAGTGCTTATAGTACAATCAATAAACAAATAGAAATATTAACTTTGGAGAATCAAAAAAGAATTGAGGATCAAGGAAAGTTAAAAGGTAAGTTTGAGTTGTTAGAACAAGAGAATAGATTGAAACTCCAACATATTGAAGAAAACACTCAACATGAAATCAGAGTAATGGCTACTAAAATAGGTGATTTATCTGATACTGTAGGAGAGTTAGTAAGGATTCAAATGAATGGAACAACTAGAAGAAGAAATACTAATAATTAAATTATGTCACTAAAGAAAAGATGGAATGCTCAAACTCCAAAGTTTTGGAAAAAGGTGCAAAAGATTGCAATTGCAGCAGGAGCTGTAGCAGGAGTTATTATTGCTGCTCCAATTGCATTACCAGCTGCAGTAGTTACAGCAGCAACATATGTAGTAACAGCTGGCACAGTAGCTGCTACATTAGCACAACTTACAGTAGATGATGCTGAAGTTAAAAAAGTAGAAACCCCTAATATATAACCAATGGCAAAGAAAGCTAAAAAAGTAGAAGACTTTGAAGTAGAAGTAAAGACTAAAAAAGTAAAAGTCAAAGCAAAAAAAGAAGGTAAGAAAGTTAACGTATCAGTTGACACACCTAAAGTAGATGTTGAACTCAACAAAGATGAAGAGAAAAAAGAGTTTGTACTTGACAGTAAAAAACTAGATGTTAATGTTGTAAAGACAGATAAAGGAACTGAAATTACTGTTGATGCAGAAACTTCAGCACTTAAAAGAGTTGGAACATGGCTTGCAAAATTTTATGCTAAAAAATTTAATAAGAAAAAATGAGTATCTTAGATTTATCAAAGATTAAACAGGTACCTCTTTCTGAAGGACAGTATGTAAATGAGGAGACCAAAAAACTACAAATAGTACTGCATCATACTGCAGGTAATTCATCTGCACCAGCAACAATTAAAATGTGGGATGCTGATGATAGAGGAAGAATTGCCACATGTGTAGTTATATCTGGTAAAGGATTATCACAAGATACTTTTGATGGACAAATTGCTCAAGCATTCTCATCTAAGAAATGGGCATATCATTTAGGTATTAAACCAGATGTGTTTAGAGCTAATGCATTACCTTATAGATTATTAGATCCACTTGCAATTGGTATTGAAATTTGCAACTGGGGACCTTTAACAAAAAAAGGTAACAAGTTCTATAACTATGTTAATAGAGAAGTTCCTGCAGATCAAGTATGTACATTAGACAAACCTTACAAAGGTTATACACATTATCATGCGTATACAGATGCACAGATTGAATCAGTAAGACAATTACTTGTTTACTGGAATAAGATACATGGCATTCCTCTTACATATAATGATAAAGATATGTGGGAAGTTTCTAAAAATGCATTGTCTGCAGTACCAGGAGTATATACTCATAACTCATATAGAAGAGATAAAAGTGATATATCTCCACAACCAAAAATGATAGCAATGCTTAAATCTCTTGTAAAATGAAATTTAGGAATAACTGGAATACCTCAAAAAAGCAGTGGGATAAGTTGATGATAAGATTGAGAGTATCTAGTTTAGACTTATTTTCACTAGAACTAGATTTATCAAGAGAATTTTACCTACTTACTATTTTAAATTTTACAATTAAAAATAGATAAACACATCCTAACTACTATAATCCAGGTACTTTCTATACCTGGATTTTTTTGTTTAAATATATCTTGTTTAAACTTTTATTGTATATTTGTCTAAACTTTAATTAATATATTATGGAAAACCAACACAATGAAGAGCAGTTGTCTGCTGAACAACTAGCTGAAAGAAAGGAAGAATTACTTAAATTTTACACAGATTCTATGCCTTACATTAATGCTCAGTTTGAGTATGAAAAAAAACTAATGGAGCTAGATGAAGTAAGATTTAAAAGAACTCAAATTCAAATTCAAATGGCAATGATGATGAATCCTGAAATGTCACAAGAAATTGAAGAAGAAACTGAGAGAGAAGATCTTATTCAACACGAAGTATCTACACCAAAAGAAAGAAAGCTTAAAAAACAATAGACCATGGCACTTGTAAACCAAGTACAGAAAAGGGTTAAAATGTCAAAATGGGATGTTGTTAAGTTTCAGATCTTAACTCACTGTTATATCAATAGGATAGTTATGAGTGAAGCTGATTTTAACTGTCTTACATTGCTTAGTTTTAATGAGCCTATTGAGCTTACTAATTTTTGTTTAGATGCATCTGCTGAGGAGGATTGGATATTTAAATCTCCACAGACAGTAAGAAACTCAATTAATAAAGCTGAGAAAAATGGATTAGTAATTAAAGATCCATCTAATAAAAAACTCATTAAAATAAATCCTAAATTAAAAGTTCAAACAGTTGGTACAATTTTGTTAGACTATAAATTCTTAGGAAATGACACCGAAGAAAGCAACTAAATTATACAAACAACTAGCTGAAGAATTAGGAGTAGATGCAAGTTTAGTAGAAGATCTTTTAGAAGATTTTTATAAAGAAATAAGACAAAATCTAAGTGGATTAACACACCCCAGACTTAATGTAGAAGGTCTGGGGCATTTTGTAGCAAGACCTGGAGCTGTAAGAAAATCAATTCCTAAATATCAAAAAGCATTAGAAAATCATGATACTTCTACTTTTAGTGCATACTATAATAAGAAGATGATTGAAAGTAAACTTGAAGCTCTTATAGATATTGAACAAAAAATAACTATTCAGGAAAATAAAAAAGATACTTTTAAAAAAGAAAAAAATGAAAAATACACTAAAACTAATCTGGGACAACCGAAAACAGATAATTGAAGGTATAACTAATTCAGTTATCAGAGATGAAACTGTAGAAGAAATAGCAAGATTAAGATACTCTATCTGTGATGAGTGTGAACACAAAGGTAGAAAGTGTGCTGTTAAAGGTACTGCTCCTTGCTGTAATGAGTGTGGTTGCTCTCTTAACTTTAAAACAAGATCCTTATCATCAGAATGTCCGCTAGGTAAATGGGATGCTATTGCTACTGAAGATGAAGAAGATCAATTAGAAAAGTTATGAATTGGACAGAATTAGAATCTTTTCTAACAGATGGTATTGCTTCTCAAGGAAGACAGATTAGTTTGTATACTGGACAAGCAGGAGCAGACTATCTTGCACATGCAATGGCTATAGAAAATTCTGTTGGCTTTGTGGAATGGATGGAAGAAAAAAAGAAAATAGATTCTGAAACTGCAGAAAATCTGATCACTATGTTGAGATCAGAAGACATAGATAATTTTAACATAGCAATACTTGCTATAGAACAATTAAAAAAATGATAGTATTTAATGCAAATGATCATAGTTACAAAAGTCTTGATGACAGTAACATTGATTGGATAAGTGTAACAACACTTGTTTCCCATTTTAAAAAACCTTTTGATGCTAAAAAAGTAGCAGAGAAAGTAAGTAAAAGCAAGAGGTCTAAATGGTTTGGTATTGATCCTGTTATTATTCAACAAATATGGAATAATGAAGCAGATAGATCTACTACTTTAGGTACATGGTATCATAACCAAAGAGAAGATGATATCTGTTCTCTATCTTCTATAGAAAGAGAAGGTATTACAATCCCTATATTTAAACCTACTGAACTTAAAGAAGGTGTTAAAACAGCACCTTCTCAAAAACTAGAACCAGGCGTGTATCCAGAACATATGGTCTATCTACGTTCAGTAGGTATTTGTGGCCAGTCAGACTTAGTTGAAGTAGTCAATGGTAAAGTAAATATTATTGACTACAAGACTAATAAAGAAATAAAAATGGAGTCATATGTAGATTGGGAAGGCAAATCAGAAAAAATGCTGCCTCCTATAGATACTTTAGATGACTGTCATTTCTATCATTATGCTTTACAATTGAGTATTTATATGTATATTATACTAAAGCATAACCCAAGATTAAAACCAGGAAAGATATTTATACATCATATTACATTTGAAGTTGACCGTGAAGATAACTGGGGATATCCAATTAGTAAGTTAGATGAGAATGGAGATCCTATTGTAAAACAAGTAAATCCAATCAGTGTACCGTATCTTGTAGATGAAGTAATTGCAGTTATACATTATCTTGCTGATAATAGACATAAAATTAAAAAGAAATGATGTTTACTAAACTATTTGATGTTCAGAATGGAGTAGTAATTCCTACAGAACATTGTTATACATTAAAAGCTCTTAAGGATGTAATGGATGAATATCCTGATGATTATCTTAAAATATACTTGTATTTATTCTATATGTCTTGCCCTAATCCAGATCTTAATCCATTTTTCTTTACACCAGATATAGATAAAGAACAGCTAATCTTGGATCAAATTGAAGCAGAATTTTCTACTGAAGATGATACAATATTTACTGCATTAAGGTTCTGTGAGAGAATGTATGAAACACCTACATCCAGAGCTTATAAGGGTATTGCATCTATGTTAGATAGATTAGCCAGATATATGGAAACTACAACCATTACTGCTGGTAGAGATGGTAATATTAATTCCTTAATAGCTGCGGCCAAAAACTATGAGGCAATTAGGCAGTCTTTTAAAGGAGCCTATAAAGATCTTCAAGAAGAACAGTCAAGTAAAGTAAGAGGTGGCCAAGGACTAGCATATGACATGTAATGAGTGAAATTTATCAAGACATACCAACCTATGAAAACGGAAAGTGGACAACTACAAGTTTTGAATCCAGAGAGGACTTCAAAAACTTTATCCTCAATGATATTTTTAAAGAACCTGGAAAGTATAAGTTCAATCAAATTACCAATGACATATTTATTTCAGAGTCAGAAAGATTTAAAAAAGATGGAGTATATTGTACTTCTCCATTCAAATCTAGAGACTACATAAGTTATTGGGATGATCAAAAGACAAAATGCCGTAAAGGTATAATAGTAAAAGATGGAGATTTAACTTGGTTTGTTTGTAGAGAGTATTACATGTGGTTAAACTTTCTTCCAATCTTTGATAAAGAAGAACAAAAATTTGGTTTTGCTAAAATCAGGGATGCTCAATATCACTTAGCTCTTTATGAATTATTAGCAGAACTTAATTATAAACATGCCGCCATTCTTAAGAAAAGACAGATAGCTTCATCCTATTACCATATGGGTAAGTTTATAAATCAGCAATGGTTTGAGGCTGGGGTTACTCTTAAGATGGGTGCAAGTCTTAAGGACTATATCAATGAGAAAGGATCTTGGAAGTTCTTACAGGAATATGCTGCATTCTTAAATGAACATACAGCATGGTACCGTCCTATGTCTCCGGATAAAGTAATGATGTGGCAACAGAAGATTGAGGTAAGAAAAGGTGATAGAAAAACAGAAGTTGGTCTCAAAGGTACTATACAAGGTATGTCATTTGAGAAAGATCCAACAAATGGTGTAGGGGGTCCAGTTAAGTACTTCTTTCATGAAGAGGCTGGGATTGCTCCTAAGATGGATCAGACATATGAGTACATGCGCCCGGCCATGAGATCTGGACTTATTACTACAGGTATGTTCATTGCGGCAGGATCTGTAGGAGACTTATCACAATGTAATCCTTTGAAGGATATGATACTTAATCCTACATCAAAAGATATTTATGCAGTAGAAACAGATCTTATTGATGATAAAGGTACTGTAGGCATGACAGGATTATTTATTCCTGAACAATGGTCAATGCCCCCACATATTGATGTGTATGGTAACTCACTTGTAGAAGATGCTGTAGAAGCTCTAGAGAAACAATTTAAACAATGGAAGGATGAGTTATCTCCTGAAGATTATCAGCTCCGTATATCTCAGCATCCTAGAAATATTAAAGAAGCATTTGCTTACAGAACAGTATCTGTATTCCCTCCACATCTTCTTGCTGCACAGGAAAGAAGAATAGAAGAAAAAGAATATGGTTATGAATATCTAGATATATCTACAGATGCAGATGGAAATCCCGTTGTTACTAAAAGCAACAAGAGGCCAATAATGGAATTTCCTATAAATAAAAAAACAGAAGATAAAACTGGATGTATTGTTGTATGGGAAAGACCGGTAGATAAACCTATATTTGGACAATACTATGCTTCTATTGACCCTGTAGGTGAAGGTAAAACAACTACTTCAGAATCACTCTGTTCTATATATGTAATGAAAGCACCAGTAGAAGTTACTAAGGTAACTGGTGAAGAAACAGAAACTTATATAGAACAAGGTAAAATTGTAGCAGCATGGTGTGGTAGATATGATGATATTAATCAAACTCATAAGCAATTAGAACTAATCATTGAATGGTATAATGCATGGGCACTTGTAGAAAACAACATTTCTTATTTTATCCAGCATATGATATCAAGAAGAAAACAAAGATATTTGGTACCTAAAAACCAAATTATGTTTTTAAAAGATCTTGGTGCAAATAATAATGTATTTCAGGAATATGGTTGGAAAAATACAGGTACTCTTTTCAAAGCACATCTTCTTAGTTATGCTATAGAATATACTAAAGAAGAATTAGATCAGGAACTTAAACCAGATGGAACTGTTGTCAGAACAACTTATGGTATTGAACGCATACCAGATCCAATGTTGATTAAAGAAATGAGAGAATATGCAGATGGAGTCAATGTGGATAGACTAGTTTCTTTTGCTGCTCTTGTAGCTTTTATGAAAATACAACAGTCTAATAGAGGTTATTCTAAAAGAACAATCATGGATGATGCAGCTAAAAACTTGCAAAAGTCAGAAAATTTGTTTAAATTAAATAGGAGTCCCTTTCGTCATGTTGGAAGGGGGCAACTTGGTAATGGGCAGACAATGAAAAGATCACCCTTTAAAAACTTTAAATAATTAATATGCAAATATATAATGCACTTCAATTAAAAAACGGAGCTAAGGCAGATACTAACCGTATGGGTACTGTAACTCAACCATTACAGTTTATTCCTAAAAAAGAAAAAGATGACCAATGGGCTGCTTGGAATTTAGACTGGGTTGAATGGCAAGGTCTTAAACAAATCCGAAGAAATGCTAGAAGACTTATGAAAAACTATAAGCTTGCAAAAGGTATTATAGATAAGTCAGACTATATTGTTGAAGAAGATAATGAGTACAGAGATATAGTTGAAATATTAACTAAAGAAGATCAGTCAGCATTAGAATTAAAATTCTATCCTATTATTCCAAATGTCATTAATGTTTTAGTAGCTGAATTTGCAAAGAGATCTACCAAACTTGTTTATAGAGCTGTTGATGATATATCATACAATGAGCTTTTAGAAGAAAAAAGAAAAATGGTAGAAGACACTCTTTTAGATAATGCTAGATTTAAAATACTCAGTGCATTAATTGAACAAGGATTAGATCCAAATTCACCAGAGGCTCAAGAACAAACTAATCCTGATAAACTAAAAACTCTTTCTGAGATTGAATCTTTTTTTAAGAAAGATTATAGATCTATGATAGAACAGTGGGCTATGCATCAACATAAAGTTGATGTTGAGAGATTTAAAATGGATGAGTTAGAAGAAAGAGGTTTCCGTGACATGCTTATTACAGATAGAGAATTCTGGCATTTCCGCATGATGGAAGATGATTATGAAGTAGAACTATGGAATCCAGTAATTACTTTCTATCATAAATCACCTGATGCAAGATATATATCACAAGCAAACTGGGTAGGTAAAACTGATATGTTAAGTATATCAGATGTTATTGATAAGTATGGTTGGTTAATGACTGAAGAGCAAATGGATGCTTTAGAAGCAGTATATCCAATTAGATCTGCAGGTTATACAACAGGAGGAATACAAAATGATGGATCTTTCTATGATGCTACAAAAACTCATGAATGGAATGTTAATTCACCATCTTTAGCTTATAGACAGTACACTACTGCAATGAATGGTACTGTTATGGATAGCATTGATATTATTAATCAAATCCTTATGGAAGGTGAAGATTACTATGATCAAGGTACAGTATTCTTACTAAGAGTAAGTACAATATACTGGAAATCTCAAAAGAAACTTGGCCATCTTACTAAGATTGAAGAAAATGGTGAAGTTATTACAGATATAGTAACTGAAGATTATAAGGTTACTGAGAAACCAATTTATGATAATAGATTATTTAAAAATAAAACTAAAGATAATCTGGTATTTGGAGAACATATAGATTGGATTTGGATTAATGAAGTTTGGGGTGGTGTTAAGATAGGTCCTAATATTCCTTCATATTGGGGAATGAATAATCCTGGAGGATTTTCTCCAATATATTTAGGAATAAACCAAAATAAAATATGTCCTATTAAGTTTCAATTTAAAGGTGATTCTAGTTTATATGGTTGCAAACTTCCGGTAGAAGGTTCTGTATTCTCAGATAGAAATACAAAGTCTACAGCACTTATTGACTTAATGAAGCCATACCAGATTGGATATAACATTGTCAATAATCAGATAGCAGATATACTAGTAGATGAGCTTGGTACTATCATCATGCTTGATCAAAATTCATTACCAAGACATTCATTAGGAGAAGATTGGGGTAAAGGAAACTTAGCAAAAGCATATGTAGCAATGAAGAATTTCCAGATGTTACCATTGGATACTTCTATTACAAACACTGAGAATGCATTAAACTTCTCTCATTTTCAAAAACTTGATCTATCTCAGACAGAAAGATTAATGACTAGGATACAATTAGCTAATCACTTTAAGCAACAAGCTTATGAAGTTATAGGTGTTAATCCTCAAAGAATGGGTCAGCAATTATCTCAACAAACTGCTACTGGAGTAGAACAAGCTGTTGCTGCATCATATGCTCAAACAGAAATGTTCTTTATGCAACACTGTGATTATCTAATGCCTAGAGTTCATCAAATGAGAACTGACTTAGCTCAGTATTATCATTCATCAAATCCTTCTGTAAGATTATCATATATAACTACTGCAGATGAAAAAGTAAACTTTGAAATTGAAGGTACAGATCTTTTAATGAGAGACTTAAATATATTTGCAACTACAAGTGCTAACCATAGAGCTGTTCTAGAACAACTTAAACAAATGGCTATGCAGAATAATACTACAGGTGCTAGTATATATGATCTAGGAAAAGTTATTCAATCTGAGTCAATTGCTGAACTTAATAATGCTCTGAAATCATCAGAACAAAAACAGCAAGAGATGAAACAACAAGAAATGCAACAGCAACAACAAATGCAACAAGAACAACTTGCATCAGCTGAAAAACAAAAACAAATGGAGATTCAAGCAGCTGCTGCTAGAGATGATAAGATGATTCAGAAAGATATTACTGTAGCTGAAATTAGAGCTGCAGGCTATGGTTCTACTGTAGATCTTGACAAAAATCAAATGTCAGACTTTAGAGATGCTATGAAAGATATAAGAGATACAGAGCAATACAAAGAACAAACAAATTTACAAAGAGAAAAAGAAACAAATAGAAATGTTCAACAAGCTAGAAAGAATGACATTGAAAGAGAAAAGCTTCAAGTACAAAGAGAAATAGCAAATAAACAACTTCAAATTGCTCAAGAAAATAAAAACAAATATGATGTAGATAAAGGAAAAAAAGACTAGTAGCTATATAGTGCTAAAAAAGTATTGTAAGCTTTTAAATTTTCCAAGTTTATTTTGTATATTGATATATAACATAAAACCAACAATATGGAAACAACCAACAACAAACCTGAAGATCAGGTGCAGGATTCTACAACGGTAGAACAAGTAGATGTAAATATTGATGAATTATTTGGAATGCCAGGAGCAGAAAGTGTAATGCTTCCTAATGATAAATCAGAACCTGAAAAAAAATCAGTCTTCACAGCAGAGAAAACTGATATGACGTTCTTTGACAAACCTGAAACTAAAACTCCTGAAGAAAGGAAAGAAGATGAAGAGAAGAAAGTAGAAGTTGAAGAAACTATTGCTGAACTTAATGAACTCATCACTCAAGAAGAAGATGCTGGTAATAAAGGAAGACCAAAGATTGATAAATCAGGTCTTGCTGAATTAGCACAAAAAATGATTGAAGAAGGTACCTTGATGCCATTTGATGATGATAAGCCTCTAGAAGAATATACAACAAAAGACTTTAGAGAATTATTTGAAGCAAACTTTCAAGATAGAGAAGCTAGAATTAGAGAGAATACTCCAAGAGAATTTTTTCAAGCTTTACCAGAAGAACTTCAATATGCTGCTAAATATGTAGCTGATGGTGGACAAGATCTTAAAGGTCTATTTAGAACTTTAGCTCAAGTAGAAGAAATAAGAGAACTTGACCCAGATGATGAAAGAGATCAAGCTGAGATTGCAAGACAATATCTTTGGGCAACTAATTTTGGAACAGCTGAAGAAATAGAAGCAGAAATTCAAGATTGGCAAGATTTAGATAGATTAGCTCAAAAAGCTAATCAGTTTAAACCTAAGTTGGATAGAATGCAAGAAGAAATTATTGCAAGACAACTACAAGAGCAAGAGTATAAGAAACAACAACAGACACAGCAAGCAAGACTGTATACTGACAATGTGTATAATACATTATCTGTAGGAGAATTAGGTGGTATTAAGTTAGACAGAAAGACACAGGGTTTACTTTACTCTGGATTAGTTCAACCTAACTACCCGTCAATTTCAGGTAAACCTACAAACTTACTTGGACACTTATTAGAAAAGTATCAGTTTGTAGAACCAAGACATGATTTAATTGCAGAAGCTTTATGGTTACTTGCTGATCCAAATGGATACAAAAACAAAGTAAGAGACCAAGGTGGAAAACAAGCTACAGAAAAAGTAGTAAGGCAATTAAAAACTGAACAGTCTAGAAAAATTGCTTCATCTAATACAAATCAAGATGAAGAAGCAGAAAGAAGATCTGCTGTTGCTTCTAGACCAGTACAAAGAACCGTCTCTAGAAATAATATGTTCAAGAGATTTTAATAAATAGTAACAAACAAAAACAAATAAAAAATGGCAACTCCAGTTTTAAACAATGGGATATTCCTAAGAGACACAGCCTACCAAGCTTCATCGCATGTAGACTCTTATCACTTAGTGAATATGTTAAAAGATGCTGAACCTATGGATTTAGGTCCAGTAGACCTTTGGGCTATGGCTCAAAAAGTTGAAATGCCTCTTTATCAAATGTCATCATTTGGAGGTAAAAATGTAATCAATGTTGATAATGCTCGTGGAGAGTACAGATGGCAGACTCCTGTATCTACAGACCTTCCATACATTATTGAAGACATTGAACCAAACAATACCTTTAAAGGTACAGATGGTAATACTTTCCGTATTAAAATCAACAGAAGAGAATTTGGACATGGTGATATCATCACTTATGACAAATACAATGGTGTTGAGATGTACATTACTGATGAAGATATCTTACCTTTAGGAGATGGATTTGTTTATACAGTTCAGTTGGTAAACAATGACAACTTCAGATTCCTTGATAACAGATTCTTAGAGAATGGTACTAAACTATTCAGAAAAGGTTCTGCTAGAGGTGAATATGGTGAAAGATTCTCTGACATCACTACAAGAACTTCATTCCGTGAGTTCTATAACTTTGTTGGTGGTGCTGAAGCTCATGTACATTATTCTATCTCATCTCGTGCTGACTTGATGATTAAAGGTGGAATGAATGCAGATGGTACAGTTCCTGTAACTGAGATCTGGAGAAACTTTAGTGCTAACAATGATCCTTCTATCTCTTCATTAGAAGATATGATCAAAGTTATGGGTAAAGACAAAGTGAAAAAAGCATTTGATAATGGAGATCTTTCTAGAACTTTCTTAACTCAAATGGAAGCAGCTCACCTTTCTAAAATTGCAACTGACATTGAGACTTACTTAATGTGGGGACAAGGAGGTAGAGTACGTCAAGATGGTCCAGATGATATTAGATTATCAGTAGGTCTTTGGAGACAGTTGGATAACTCATTCAAAAGAGTATACAACAAAAATAACTTTACTCTTGATTTATTCCGTGGAGAAATCTATAACTTCTTCAATGGTAAAGTTGAGTTCCAAGGTCCAGATCCTAAGCGTTCACTAGTTGTACAAACAGGTATGGGTGGAATGAGAATGGTAAATGAAGCTATCAAAAGAGAAGCAGTTGCTTCTGGTCTATTGATTCAGGCTGCTGATATTGGTGCAATCACTGGTAAAGGTATGGACTTGAACTTTGGATTTGCTTATACTTCATATGTAATTCCATTCTTGGCAAATGTTAAGTTTGTATTGAACCCTGCATTTGACAACATTCATACAAATGATATTGAGAACCCAATCATTGATGGTTTCCCATTATCTTCTTACTCATTCATTATCTTTGATATCACTGATAACACTAATGACAATATCTACTTATTGAAATTGTCTTGGGATAATCAATTGAAGTGGTGGTATCAAAATGGTACTATGGACTACATGGGTCGTACCCAAGGATTCCAGTCTTCTGGACAGTTCAATGGATACCGAGTAATGATGTCTCAAACTATGCCTGCAATTTGGGTAAAAGATCCAACTAAGGTATTGAAGATTGTTATGAGAAACCCAGTAACTGGCGGATCATTCTAATCTGACTCTATATATATGGGGAGGGGGTAACTCCTCCCTTTTTTTTAAATTTTAATAACCAACAAAAAAACCAACAAAAATGGAAACAACAGATTTTACAATGGTTGAAGTAGGAGTAGGCAGCATTAAAAAAACAAATATTGCTGTTAGACCTTACTTTGACAAACAAGCCACTAACATGGGGTTAGAGGATTATGGAATGAGTTTATTTGACGGAGTAACTCATAATGAGCAACTTGCTTGTTTAGAAAATAATGGTGTAATAAGATATGTTACAGGATTAAATGAATTTGCTCCTGAAATTAAACTATTAGACCCTGAAGTTAAAGAAGCAAGAATTAAAGAGATAAGAAGTTCAGTAGCTGAATTAGAAAGAGAATTGGCTGCAAATGTTATTGATCCTACAGATAAAGATTTCTGGAATCAAGTAAAACTTCTTAAACCTGATAATAAAGAATTTTGGAATAAGATAGAAATGTCATGTGGTAATGAACCAGTATATCTTGATCCAAATAAACCTTTTGATAGAATTAAACTTCATGCAATTGAAGCAGGAGGATTTGCAATGATTGCAAAAAGTTATGATGATGCAAGATCAAAAGCAGTACCACCTAAATTCTATCTAGATAAAGAGGAAGAAACTGTAATGGTAAGAACAGAGTACAAAAAACTCCGTAACAAAGCTTACTCAGAGTTACAAAAATTATATGATAAAAATAGTACTAAATTATTCTACATTGCTAAAGTTGTGGATGCTGTAAGTTCTCAGTATAGAAAATCAACTCCATTAGATGTTATCTATGAAAATATGGATAAATATATTTCTGGAGAAGGTGCTGAAAATAACAAAGAAAGAGCAGCAAAAACATTTATTGATGCAGTTAATTTAGACATGGAAACACTAAAAATTAAATCAATTGTTCGTGATTCCAGTTTTTTTAAGTATATTATACATAAGGCAGATGGATATATATACCATGCTAAGACAAATAGTTTACTTGGTAGAAATGTTTCTGATGTAATTGAGCATTTAAAAAACCCATTACATGAAGACATTTTAAAAGATCTTAATCAGTCTTGTGAAAAGTATTGGAACACTTAAATTAAAATAAAATGAAAAAGGCATGCGTAACTAAAACAAAGTCTAAAAAACTTACAGGAGCTGACAAAACTCCAGGTGGAAAAGTTGGTGGTACTTCTAAAGCTCCTAAAACTGCACTACCAAAAGCAAAATTAGGAATGGCTGTAAAAGGTAAATATTATGCTGGTGGCATTACTGATACTGAAGAACCATATGTTAGAAATTTACCTGAAGTTAATGTTACTGCAACCAAAGGTAAGCAAACAAGAGCTTCAAAAGCTAAGCCTAAAGCTATGTATGGTATGGCAATGAAACCTGGAATGATGAGAAAAGGTGGCTCTAAAAAAAGCTGTTAATCATGCCAAAGGATTCTTGTTATCATAGTGTAAAAGCAAGATATGCTGTGTTTCCTTCAGCAAGGGCTTCTCAAGCTATTGCCAAATGCCGTAAAGGTAAAGGCACTGTTAGAAAGACTGAGAAAGGAGCAGAGCTTAAAAGATGGCAAGCAGAGAAATGGCAAGATACTAAATCAGGAAAACCTTGTGGTGCCGGTGGTTCTAATGAGTACTGCCGGCCTACAAAAAGAGTATCAAAGGATACTCCTAAAACCAAATATGAACTAAGTCCTTCTAAACTAGCTGCTAAGAAAGCTGAGAAGTCTAGAGTAGGTATGGGAAGAAGGGTTAAAAAAGTATAGTTATGGCAATTAAAAAAACAACAACTAAAAAAGCACCTGCAAAGAAAGCTTCTGTAGGTATGACTATCTCTGCAACTCCTAAAGCAGAAATGAGAAAATGGGAAGTTGAATCTGCATTAAGTTGTCTAAAAAGAGCAGAGGATATCCGTAAGGATAAAAATATGATGAGAGATATTTCAAAACTTGCTGAAGAGCAAATGAAAGTTCTTAAAAATTTTAGTAAATAGTCATGGCAAGACTTACTGCTGGTGGTGAAAAACACAAGATTTACAAAAAAACTAATAAAATTGGTGAAGGTAAACCTGGTGATATAATGGTTAATCATCCTACAAAAGATAAAGGTAAGTGGGATACAATTAACTTAACACAAAAGGCAGGAGCAAAAACCATTAAGCAAGGAATTGCAGCTACTAAAAAATGGCATAAAGAAAATCCTATGATACCTAGAGGTTATCATATGATGCCTGATGGTAAGATTATGAAAAATAGTGCACACAAAAAAGATAAGAAAAATGGCAAAGTCTCCAGCATGGCAAAGAAAAGAAGGTAAGAATCCTGAAGGAGGTCTTAATGCTAAAGGTGTTGCATCTTATAGAAGAGAAAACCCTGGTAGTAAACTTAAGACAGCTGTAACTACCAAACCTTCTAAACTTGATCCAGATAGTAAATCTGCTAAAAGAAGAAAGTCTTTCTGTGCTAGAATGTCAGGAATGAAGAAAAAACTAACAAGCTCTAAGACAGCTAATGATCCTAACTCAAGGATCAATAAGTCTTTAAGAAAGTGGAACTGTTAAATTAATATAGTCATGAAAAAATGTATGAAATGTGGTGGCCCCAAAATGAAAAATGGAGGACAACCTAACGGAACAATTGTTTCTCCTATCTATAATGCTAGTACTAGACCAACAACTATGAGAAAAGGTGGTGTTAAAAAATATTTTACAGGTGGAGATACTGGTGATGCTAGTAAAGGTATAGATTCTCCTACAGCTCCAAAATCTGGTTATAATAATAGTAGAATACTTACAGCAAAAAATGGAGGTGCCTATAAGAAAGGTGGTTCTGTAAAAAATGCTAAACTAGCTGCATTAGCTCCACCTAAAAATAAAATTACTCGTGCTGATATTATAGCAGGTGCATTAAAAAATAAAAGAAAGAAAAAATAGTTATGAGTTTAAAAGATTCTGATAAACCTAAAAAGAAAAAAATATACAAGCAAGTATTTATTTCTCCTGACCGTAATTACAAAAGAAAATATACGGGTTATGATGATGGCTCAGAAAAATCTAAAGAAACTAGAACTATTAGAGGTGTACTTAAAGGGGTCCCAAAAAAGAATCCATTATCAAGACCACAGATGAGTCCTGATAAACTTGAAGAATTGTTGACACCAGTACAACCAAGTAATGAGTTAACTATGAAGAAAAAAGGTGGAACCGTAGATAAAAAATGGATACAAAAAGCAGTTAATCCTAAACATAAAGGTTACTGCACTCCTATGTCTAAACCTACATGTACACCTAAGAGAAAGGCTCTTGCTAGAACTTTTAAAAAAATGGCTAAAAACAGATAACATGAAAAAGACAAATAAACATCCATTAACTTTCTTTAGAGAAGCTAATGAAGCTAGAACAAAATTGGTTAAGAAATTTATGGGAGGACCTGGAAATGAAGCTGATCCTTATAGTGCAACTGGAGACTTTGGTCCTAAAGAACAAAAAGCTCAAGAAGCTTATGATCTTGATAACCAAAGTAAAACAAAAGGTTATTCTAATGTTGCAGCTGGTAAGCAATGGACTACTGGAACAGTTGCACCATATGCACCTATTAAGAAAAAAGGTGGATCTGTAAGAAGAAAAAAATAAATCATGCTTAATAGTACACTTACCATAAAGATTAAACAAAGACTCAATAAGCTTGACAGTCAAGACTATGACAATATAGAATGCTGGCAAGTAGTTGAGGCTTTTAATAAAGCTCAAGTAGAATGGGTAAGAAGACAGCTACATGGAATTAATGTGGTTAAAGAAGGTGATGAGCAATCTACTAGAAGAAAAGATGACTTGCAAATTTTACTAGAAACATTTCCTATAACTATATCTGATAAAGATTACTATTATTCTGGATTATTACCTGAAGATTACTTGCAATGGAAAAGAGTAGATGTTTTTGCAAATAAAGACTGCTGCAAGAAAAGACCTATGATGGTATATCTTGCAGAAGAAGGGAATCTCCGGGAACTTCTTAGAGATAAATCAAAACAACCAAACTTTGAGTGGGGAGAAACATTTGCTACTCTAAAAGGTGGTAATGTTAATATCTATACAAATAAAGAATTTACTATACAAACAGCTGATCTTATTTACTATAGACAGCCTATAAAAATTCAAGTTTTAAACTGTGTAGATCCATATACTAATGTAGCTTCTACGGCTAATGTAGAATGTGAGTTTAAAGATGATATAATAGAATTAATAATAGATGAGGCCGCTAGTATTTTAGCTGGAGATATTGAATCAACAAATCAATTCTCTAGAGGTACACAAGGTGCTGAAAGAAACAATTAACCATGGAACAAAAAGCAAGACTTTTAAAAAGAAATCCTGAACCTGCTAGAACAATTAGCAGACCTCAGCCAGTTGTTACTCAACCTAAAGAAGAACCTGCTAAACCACAACCAACTCCTGATACAGGTGTAGGAGGTAGTTCATTAGATAATATGGTAGCTGCCTGTGCAACAGAAATGATGAATGCTGCTATTAGTTTTCATAAATTACATTTAAAAATTACTGGTGATGGATCTTATGCAGCTCATAATGCATTAGGTGGTTTTTATGAAGGATTACATGGCCATGCTGATACTCTTGTAGAAGGTTATCAAGGTGTAGCAGAAAAACTTATAAAGTATACTGATATGCCAATTAGAACATTAGATACTGTAGCAGATGGTGTAGGATATTTAAGAGATCTGTATAATTCAATTAATAAACTACAAGGTATGTTGCCTTATTCAGAAATAGTAAATAACTTAGATTTAGTTAAGGATTCAATTAATTCAACTAAGTACAAGTTACTTTTTTTAAAATAATTTGGAAGTTTAAAAAACTTTTAGTATATTATAGTATATTTATTTATTAACAAAAACAAAAAACAATGAGTTATTTTAATCATGCATTTAGAAAAACATTAGTTGCTACTAATGGTATTTCTCCACTTGATACAGGAACTGTATTAGGTGTAAATGGTGTTAGTTTGGGTGCTGGGCAATTGGCATTCATTAACCCAAATAACTGGCAAATTCAAGAGCCTAATCCAAATTTACCAGCTCCATTAGATGAGTCTTGCTGTGAGTTAATTCTTGCTTCAGGTTCATTAATGGCAAATGATAGAATAGGACCTGCTCACGGAGGTTATTTAGAGTCTAATAAGACTAAAACTATCAAAGCAAAATATGCAAGTAAACTTTATGTAGTTCCTGCAAATGCTGCTCAAAATTATATTACACATGTTGGTACTACTCCTTGGACAGTAGCTGTTCCACCAGTAACAGGAAACCCTGGAGAAACTGCTGGAGATTGTTGTAAACAATTTTTATGTGGAGAAACTTACTACTTACGTGTAGATGTTAAAGGTTATCCAGTTATGCAAACTTTAAACCACAATGGGTACCAAACTCTTGAGGCTTATACAGGTTGTTGTGCTGATGATGCTGTTGTACCTACTCCAGTAGATCCACGTAGAGTATTTATTCAATGGGGTCAACAATTGAGAAGAAACAAATTGTTAAATCAATTTGCATTCCCAGTTATTACATTTAGAATTGGTGCTGGTGCTTGGACATATTACTATCCAGATGATATTGCAGTATTACCTGTAATTGCTGGTGTAACTGTATTAAGATACAGAGATTGGACTGAACAAGCCTATGTAAATGGTATGTGTGCTGGTATGGTTCTTATCGGAGCTTATACAGAAAACAGATTTGAAAACTGTACATTCCAATTAACTGACAACTATACATTAGAGCCAGTAAGAATCTATGCTTCTGAAGTAGATTTAACAGGTTCTCCATGTGAGTTTAATGGATTATGTGTTGGTGTACAATGTTATGGTAGACAAGCAAATGGAATTGGTGAAACTGTAGTAAGAGATGTTATTCTTTCTGAAGCTTACAGACAAAACTTCTTCCACTCTGATTTAAGGATCCGAGAGATTACTCAAGGAAATGACTTATTGGATGGTGCTGGTTTAGTTAGAAATAACTTCTATGATAGAATCTTTATTCAACATTCAGTTCCAAGATTCTATAATCCAACTGCTACATTTGACAATGATCAGTATTTAGTTGAAATTATTACACCTGCTGTAGCTGGAGCTACAGGTGTTCCAAGTGCAATAACAACACAAATATTCAATGTATTGAATAACTGGTTAATAGCATGTGAGTCTAGATGTGTTGTTGAACCTGGTCCATTCTTAGGTGCTGCTTGTGGTGCTTCAACTCCTGCGGTTCCACTACCTAATAACCCAGATCCAATAATTACATTATTCTAATTAATTGTAAAAACTCATAAAAGGAGAGTGAGAGTAAATCTCTCCTCTCCTTTTTTTATTATATAGTTATGGCAAATCATGTCTTAAGTTTAGAGATCCCTACTGTATCAAATCCTTGTGTATTAAAAATATTTGATACAAGTGTATATTCTCCATTAGTGAGTATATTTAGACCTAGGTTGGAAGTAGTTATTCCTGGTTTTACATATACTGCTGAATTGGCATTTATACCAGATTCAAGTCCTACTCTTACTGCATGTGACTTAGGTTTACAAACAGAAGATTGTGGATCAAGTTATGTTAATTTGCCAGACGGAATATATAATATAAAATATTCAGTAGATCCTGAATGCAAAGTATATGTACAATACAATCATCTTAGAATGACATGTGCATTGAATAGATATGAAAAAATACTTTGTACATTGAGTATCTCAGATTGTGATCCCCCAGCTAAGATTAAACAGAAGCTGAGAGATCTTCATTTAATTAAAATGTATTTAGAAGCTGCGCAAGCTAAAGTAGAAACTTGTCATGAAAACCAAGAAGGTATGACATTATTTAACTATGCTGTCAAACTTTTAAATAAATTTGAATGTAGAAATTGTTAACCCATAAAAACCAACAAAAATGAGTGCATGTCCAAACTGTGGAATTAAAATAGGTTGTTCCTGTCAAAGAAGAACAGCATCTGACGGAACATCTGTATGTTCATCATGTGTAATTGCATATGAAGAAAAATTAAAAACTAATAAACCAAAACAAAATGTAGTTCAATCAGAACCAGTTGTTTGGGGAAAAGATAGATATAAAAATTTAGATAAATTTATTAAGGTATAATCTAATGGCTAGCGTACCATCACTTCAATTTAGAAAAATAACATTCACAAGTTGTTGTGATGAAAATGATATATTAGAATTTAAATATACTAGTGGTAATTACGGCCCTTTAGTTTATCCTAATCCTGCATATTTACCAGGTTTATCAGCAGTTGGCTTTAAGAATACTTGTTATACGGTACAAATATCTCTTACAGATCTTAATGATTGGTCTTTATTACCAAATATTAGTTCTTATCCTCCAACTTTTTTTAATAAAGTTCAGGAAAAAGAAGCTAAGTGTTCAGATTATATTTTTCCAAATTTTTGTCCAGAATGTAATCCTCAATGTTATACTCTTTATAATTGTGAAGGTCAATCTTTTAATAGTACTAATGATTTAGAAGTATATGCTACTTCTGGGCAACCCATTACAATATATAATGAAGCTGGTGTAATATCTGGAACATGGTATGTTTATATTAATGATGGACCATGTCCTGACATTAATAATGAATTTGCTGTTGAAGATGTTGCGCCTCCACCATGTGACTGTAGATGTTTTCAAGTAATAGGAGCTACAACAATTAAGTATATTGACTGTGAAGGTAATATTCAAAATACTTTAGGTAATACAAAATTTTGTTCACTTATAGATCCAATAGTTACTGGTAATGTAAATACAACTCAGGTAGCTGAGGTTGGTTTATGTGTTGATGGTGAATGTCCTGAAATATGTTATGAACTTACTAATTGTGAAACAAAAGAAGTAATCTATTCAACATTACAAAGTTTATTTCAATATATAGGAAAAATAGTTAGGTTAGCTGGTTATGAAGGATGTTGGGAAGTTGATACAAGTACATCAGCTGATTGTGAATGTATTACTGTAACTATAGAAGATAGATCAGGAGTAAATGAATATACTGCATCTTTAATTACACCATACAATGGATGGAACCGTTGGACATTTACAATAGGCACCGATAATTATTTTATTTGGAATTTATCAGTTAATCCTGCATCAAACTGGATTATATCAAAAGATAGTTCAGGTCCAATTCCAGGAACATCATATGCGGAAAGCAAATTAGATAGAGAATGTCCAGAAGCAATTAGTGATGGTACACTAACTGGTTGGGTAATTCAGCCAGAAATTCCATGGATAAATGTTCAAACAGAAAGATGTCCTGGTCCTTGTGAATGTCCTGTAGATATCACTGTGTTAGAATCATTTGATAAATGTGAAGACTGTTTACCAGTAATAGCTTATAAACTTCAGAATTGTGAAAAGATTTATGAAGTACAATACACTACTCAAGACTTGTCTCAGTATGTAGGGCAAGTAATTGAAACTGATTGTGGATGCTGGACGGTAACACAAATAGATGTACTACCACCATCTATAACCTTAGTTGTTATTGATAATGTATTTAAAACATGTAATGAGTGTTTATCTACATATTATAGACTTGTAGATTGTGCTGGTGAAGTTGGTGATATTGTTACTAAAACAAATCTATCTGAATATTTAGGACAAGTAATTAAAATAGAAAACTGTGATACTTGTTGGGAAGTATTTGAAACAAGAACATTTACTGAATTATCAAGTGTAGTTGTTGTAAGTAGTTATGCTAGTTGTAAGGAATGTGGTATTGATTTACCCTGTGTATGTTCTAAAATAACAAATATTACTTCAACTGAACAAACAATATATTATATTGATTGTGAAGATGGAACAGAAGAAATAAAATTACTACCAGGAGAAACATCTGAAAAAATCTGTTTAAAAAAATGGATACTTGACACACCACAACCATTACCACCAAATGAACTATTGTATCCAGAATACTTTGGTAATTGTCAAAATGGAGTATGTCCTCCACCAATATTTAAAAATAATAGAACTGTAAGACCAGGATATAATACACCTATCTGTACTCCAGCAAAATATGATGAGATAACATGTAAATTTGCTGATATACTTTATAAAATAGCTTTGGAAAAAAGATATGGTATAACAAACTGTTGTCCTGATGAAGATGACAAATGGTTAATTAAAAAAGAACTAATAGATCTTCAAGCTTTGAAAGATCCAAACTATAATTGTTCTGAGTGTTCCTGCAGTTGTGATTCAGTAAATACAGGTTCTACTTGCAATTGTAAAAATTAATTTGTATATTATAATAAGATAAAGATATGAAGCCTTTAAATTTAGATAACAGACCATGTTCACCAATATCATCAAACTGTGTGGTGTGGCAAGGACCTACATTAGAATGTATAGATCTATGTACTGGAGATACTATATCTGATGTAGTAGCAAAATTGGCTGAAGAGTTATGTACTCTACTAGATCAAACTAATGTAACAAACTATGATCTTGCATGTCTTGGAATAACTGCTTGTGGACCCAAAGATTTTCAAGCTCTTATTCAATTACTTATTGATAAAATTTGTGATTTATATGATCTTCCAACAGATGGTACAAGAACAGAAACTGCATGTCCTGATTGTCCTGTACAAGTAGCTTCTTGTTTTATTGTTGAAGGACAAACTACAATGCAATTGGCAGATTATGTCCAAATGATTGGAAGTAGAGTATGTAATTTAATAGATCAAATAGGTGAATTACAAACAGAGATTGATAATCTAACTATAAGAGTACAGATTTTAGAAGATACTCCACCTCCTACATTTTCTATTCCACCAGTTACTTTTCTCTGTCCAATTGGTTCATTAAATGCCGGCACACCATATCCTGTAGATAATGCCTTACAAACTTTAGTAAATAGTTTGATATGTCCTTTAACAGAAGTATTAGGTACACCATCAGAAATATCAGATGCAATACAAATACCATGTTCTTTTGGAACAGATATAACAAGTAATCCAAACTGGGATGCATCTCCAACAACACTTGCTGATAGTGTTACTAATATTTGGATTGTGTTATGTAGAGTTTATGATCTTATTTCTGACATAGGACTAACTGTTTCAGATACAAATAGTGTTGATTTAAATTTTACATCTGGAGTACTTACTGCAAATATTCAAGATACTGGTTGGCAACCACTAAATGGTTTTAATCATTATGCACCAGGTGTAGATAGACCTGAGTGTAGAAGAATGGGAAATCAAATTCATTTTAGAGGAGTTGTTGTAGTTCCTTTAGATAATCCTGTTTCTCCTGGAAATGTTGTAAGTTATACAAGTACTTCTTATAATTCTGTTGCAGGATGTCAAGTATTTACAGGTGGAGGAGGTGTTTCTGTTAATACTAATGGTAGTATACAATTTAATAATGGTACATCTGTTATTCCATCATCTGTTCTTGATCCTTATATTAGTCCTTCAAATACAGGGACTAATTTAGATAATACATACGGTATGGGTTATATAATTGCAACAAGACAAATTGATGTTGATGCTACATACGGAACAGCATTATCTTCTTTATTTGGTGTTGGAATTACATTTGATAAAAAATTATATATTTCAGTACTTAAAGATTTAGAACTTACAAATACAAGAAATGATATAGCACAAATTGGATCATCACATTTAAGATATATTGTTAGTAATGTAAGAAGAACTGAAAAAGTACCAAATTTTATTAGTCCTTTTTCAACAGTACATAGCTCAATAACTTCCGGTACAACAACAACTACAACAATTCCATTACCTGCACCCCTAGCTCCAGATACTCAATATGAAACTTTAAATAATTTAAAAGTAGATTATAACATAGGAACTTTTGATTATCCTTTTGATTGTGATGCAGGTGATGAAAATCAAATTGGTGGTTTTGCATTTAGAATTGATGGTTTAATTGCTTATGTAGATCCTTGTACTACAGATATAAAAACTTATGTCTGTAAATAAAAATGTATATATGTTTAATTTAAAATAAAAAAGATGGCAACTAATAACTGTGGAAAACCTTGCGGATGTACTGATACTTATGTAGTAGCTCCTCCATGTCCACCAACATGTCCTGAGACTTATAATGCACAATGTGTAGTTTATACAGGTACTGATATTTTATGTAATGATCAAACAATAATTAGTAGATATGATTACTTAGATGCAATTGTTGCAAAACTAACTGCATTTGTTTGTGCAACACCTAAAAAATATGTAGTAGAAGAAGTACTTGCAACAGGTACTCCAGTTACTGTTACACATAATTTAGGTAATGTAGCCGTACAAATTCAATTGATTGATATTACAACTAACTCACTTATTAATCCAGATAACTATACTGTTACTGCATATGCGTTAAATACACTTGTTGTAACAAGAATAGCTGGTTCTGGTAATACTAGAATTGTTATTATAGGATAATTAAAATAATAATCATGGCAGATAATAGTTGCTCAAATAGTTTTACTGTTGTACCTCCATGCCCACCGGCATGCGCTGAGGTATTTTCAGCAGAGTGTATTGTATATACAGGAAGAGATCTTACATGTACAAATGACATTGTTATAAAAAGATATGACTACTTAGATACTGTCATTACTAAACTAGTAGATTATTTTTGTACTAATGGTGGTCAAGGTACTCAAGGACCAGCAGGACCAGCAGGACCAGCAGGACCACAAGGTATTGCAGGACCTCAAGGAATTCAAGGTCAAACTGGTGCAACAGGTTCTCAAGGTCCTCAAGGTCCTCAAGGAATACCTGGTCCAGTAGGTCCAGCAGGATTAAACTGGCAAGGTACATGGTCTCCTACTAGCACATATGTTGTAGATGATGCTGTAGGATATGGTGGAGCATCTTATTTTTGTATTAATTCTGTAGGTCCATCAGTTTCTGATCCAGCTACTGATACTACTAACTGGGCTTTATTAGCTGCTCAAGGAGCAACTGGACCCCAAGGCCCTCAAGGTATTCAAGGAATTCCTGGAACACCTGGTTCTGCTTCACCTGGTTATGGTCAAATTTCTGGTAATCTTGGAAATGCTCAAGCATCAATTCCTAATGACAATTTAGCAATTACTGGAGCTAATGGAATCAGTACTAGTATTTCTAATAGTACTCCTGATACTTTATCAATAAGAGGTACTTTTGCTTTTGAGATAGGACAGTATGTACCTACTTTTGGAGGAATAGTTGTACATAGATGGGCTAGTATTAGTACATTTGGTACACCTTCTATTAACATAACTACCCCAGTACAAAATTATATTATAATGGATTTAGCAGATTTATCAACTGCTCAATGGGGATTAAATGGAACAGATGTTACAAATGCTGAAAGTACATGGGATGGATTTACTAATACAGCAGCAATTGTTTCAACTCCTGGATCTGGTGGATTTGCAGCTAGTATATGTGATACAAGTACTAATGGCGGTCAAAGTGACTGGTATCTACCATCTATAGATGAACTATCTATGATATGGCAAAATAGATTTTTAATAAACTTAAATCAAGGTGTAACACCTGGATTTGTTCCTATGGACTTGTTAGCCTATTGGAGTAGTACAGAGGCAGGTAGTGCTAACTCCTATATCTACTACTTCAATGGTGGAGGTGCTGGCACTATCAGTAAGTCCACCTCTAACAGAGTACGTGCAGTAAGAAGAATTGCTATAGTTTAAAAAAAAGAAGTTACAGGTTGTTGGTTTCTGTGACAACAAGGCATTACCCTCACACTTGTGGGGGTTTTGTTTTTTAGTTACATTTGTTAATGTCAAATATTTTTAGTATATTAATATGAAGGAATTTAAACTACCTGATGTAAAAGCTCCTAGGTTTAGACCCGAGGTTTATAATGTTTTAAATAAAGAGTTTATAAATAATTTTAAAAAGAAACATCCTAAGTATAGACATGTAGAGGATGAAGTTCTTAGAAACATTATTAAGACTTTTAATAAAACGGTAGCTCAATTGGTAGTAGATTCTAGAGATGGAGTTCAGTTACCTGAACAGATTGGTTGGTTATTTATAGGGACTTGTCAAGCTAGTAAGAAAAGAAATGTAGACTTTGCAAAATCCCGAACATATGGAGTAAGTGTAGAAAATAAAAATTGGGCCTCAGATGGAAAACTGGCTAAGATATTTTTTACAAACTATGCTCTTAAACATAAAATGAAAAATAGAGAGTTTTGGTCTTTTGTAGCTTGTAGAGAGTTTAAAAGAAATGTTGCCAAGACTTATCCTGAAAATTGGAACATGTACGTTGTAGTGGATCCAAAAACAAAGATAAGACTTGCATACAGCAAAACTTTATATAAAGATAAGAAGCTTAAGGATACTGAGCATGCTTTAGAAAAATATAATGAATTTGATTTATGACCACAATAGCTGAAGCAATATCAAGAGTTAGAAATACTCTAAAAGCAGTTAAGGAAGATCCGTTCTTAACTGATAGACAAATATATTTTCTATTAAGTAAGTATGCAAAGACACTTATTAAAAGAGAAGATAATCAATTTAGATTAATGAAGATGAGTTCAATATTTAAGGTACTACCTTATGTTGAACTTATTGATGTTGATAAAGTTGAAGCAGGATGTGTAGGAGTGTACTCTTACTGCTATTTTAAAAGATCTAAAGATAAACTTCCAACAATACTTGACGGTATGTTTGGTCCTATTATCCGTACTGTATCTTCTATAGATGGGGGTATAGAAATGTTTAGAACAGATCCAGGTACTTGGATTTCTATAAGTAAATCTACAACTTTTAAATATAATAAGAGACCATACTTCTGGTATCTTAATGGTTATCTATATGCTCCTAATATTGATTGGGATGCTGTAAGAATAGAAGCTATATTTGAAAATGATGTTGATGATTGTAATACAGAAGAATGTATGACAATGCAACAACAACTTTTAAATATTCCAGAATATTTATTTACTGAAGCAGAAAACTTTGTATTAAAAGAATTAACCATGACTACTCAAATGCCGCCTGATTCAGGTGATGATAGTCAAAATGTACTTAGATAATGGATTTTAATTATACACTTAGATATAGAACATTTGACCAGTTGCTGGAAGATGTAAGTATTGATCTTAATACTTTTGCTTTAGAAAATATGATTGAGCCTCAGCAGTTAATCAAACTTGCTAAGAAACTTAATTATGAATTAGGTCTAAGGTTAAATCAAACTAAAGAAGTTTTATTAGAAGTTAATCATGGTAAGGTTAAACTACCAGATGATTTTAATACATTTAATTTTGCATTTATTTGTGGAGATTATAAAACTGTTGTAGGGTATGATGGTCATGCAAGTGGTACTCATATTGCAGAAGTTCCTTATAGAGAATTTCCGGCAAAGACAACACTTAATTGCTGTGAGGCTCCTATAGATCAGCCTTGTTGTTTTAATGGTAAAGAAGGTATATGTGTTACACATAATCCAGAACAACCATATGGTGATACATGTATCCCTCCTAGAGTAGTACAACCAAGAGTTTTCTTAAACTGTAAAGGAGAAGCATATGAGTTAGTTCAGTATATTAATCCTTCTCAAACTAGAATATATAAGTCTCTGGTACCTCTTAGGATGAAAGCAAGTCAAGAGATTGATTGTAACTGTCCAAACTTATATTTTAATACAGCTAACCAAGGTTGGATAAAGTATGGATATCTCTATACTACATTTAATACAGGTACTGTTTATTTAAACTATCAAGGTACTCTTGAGGATGATGATGGAAACTTACTTGTTCCAGATCATGATCTTTTAAATGAATACTATGAGTATGCCTTTAAACAAAGAATTCTTGAAAACTTACTTATGAATGGTGAAGATGTAGGTGCAAGAATTCAGATCATAGAACAAAGATTAAGATCAGCAAGAAACAATGCAATGAGTTTGGTTAATACTCCTAACTTTAAAGAATTAGAAAAACTTTGGTGGACAAATAGAAAAGCTCAGTATAGTAAATACTATGATATGTTTAAATCATATTCACCATCAAGTCCTTTTTATAATCAACCTTTTTGGAGATCAAGAATAATGTAACATGGCAAAAAGTCAAGATCAAGCACAAAATCAAACAAACACCTTTGTCAAGGGTCTTAATAAAGATTCTGATCCTTCATTTGTACAAGAAGGTATGTGGACACATGCCCGTAATGTTGTAAACAATACGGCAGAAGGTGACTTAGGTACATTATCTAATGAAAGATCAAATACCTTATGTACTAAAGCCGGTCAAACAATGGTTGGTTATAAATACATAATAGGTCTTATAAATTTATATTCTGATTATTGGATTGTATTTACTGCAGCTCATCAAACAAAAAAAACTAAGAGATCATCAAATTCTGAGATAGGTTTATTTATAGAAAGTTCTTGTCAATACTTTCCAATTGTTGTAGATGCATGTTTAAACTTTAGTAGATTTAATTTAATTTCAGGAGCTTCAAGAGAAAAAGAAGATTGTACTTGGCAAGTATACTGGGCAGATGGAAAAAATCCAGATAGATTCTTAAATGTAGGAGATCCTGAAACATGGCCTATAAAAGGTTATACATGGGGAGGAGCAGCAAATCCTAATAAATATTTTTTTACAGCAGATCCTTCTCAAAGTACTCAATGGCCAGGAGTAACTTGGATACAAGATTGTACTACAGGAGCTTGTGAGTTTTGTTTTGATACACCTTTTTTAGACTGTGATAATATTAGACTTGCAAGACTAATGGAAACTCCTTGTTTAGAATTATTTAGAGGAGATAGTTCTGGTTCATTAAGTAATGGTTCTTATTATGCAGCTATTGCATATACTATAAAAGGACAAAAAGTAACAGACTATTTTGCTCCAAGTAATGTTCAAGCAGTGTATACTCCTGATAATGGTCAGGGTTCTTTACAATTAAACCTAACAGCAGATTCTGAAAACTTTGATGAGTTTGTTCTAATTGTAATAGCTTTTGTAAATGAAGGTATTATAGCTAAACAAATTGGATTATATTCTACAAGAACAACATCAATATATATTGATCAAATAAAAGTAAGTGCAGTTGATGTAGATGATTTTGATATTGTAAGACAAACACCAGTATTTGAAAAATCTGATCAAATAGTTCAGTTAAATAATTATTTACTTAGAATAGGTCCGACTTCTAAATTTGATTTTAATTATCAACCTCTTGCTAACTTAATTAGAGCTGAGTGGGTCTCTGTTGAATATCCTTCAGATTATTATTTTAAAGGAGGTAGTAAAACAAGTTATTTAAGAGATGAAGTTTATGCATTTTTTATCAGATGGGTATATGATACAGGAGATAAATCAGCTTCATATCATATTCCAGGAAGACCCCCTAAAGGTCCAGATTTAGTAGCATATTCAGATGATAATACTTTACCAGGAGATACTTTTTTATTTGAAACAATAAATACAGCTTCACAATTAAGTGCAGCTACACAACTATTACCTGATGGTGGAAAAGTAATTGCTTATGGTGATATGGGTTATTGGCAAGCAGAAACTGAAAAGTATCCTGATAACAGACCTGATATTTGGAATGCAAGTTATCATCCATGGACAAATAAATATCAGACACCAAGTATTGATTATGATTTATGTGGCCTACCTATAAGACATCATAAGTTTCCTGACAATAATTTATCAGATAGAACATATCATTTTAAAAGAGATCCTTTAACAGATGCTATGAAAATAAGATTGATGGGAGTAAGATTTAAAAATATCCAAACTCCTGTTGATAATGAAGGTAACATAATTACAAATATTGTAGGTTATGAAATTCTTGTAGGCTCAAGAGAAGGTAATAGAACTATAATTGCTAAAGGAATGATTAATAACTTTAGAGATTATGTTATTCAAGGAGTTGCTGCAAACACAAGAACTGGTTTGTATGCAAACTTTCCATTTAATTCTATTTATCCTTATGGGAATAGTCCAAGTGGAGGACGTAATTTTAAATATAATGATCCCTATATAAAGAAAGTAGATACAAACTTAGTTTATCAAAATCAAGATATTCCAAAAGAGATTATATCATTTCATTCACCAGAAACAAGTTTTAGAAATCCTTACTTAGCAATAAGTGAATTAAAAATATATGGTCATGTTTCAGGATTGGCTCAACAACAATTTATTGAACCAGCAGGACATCCTAAAAATAAATTACTTAGTGATGCATCTTTTTGGGCAATGTTGATGTATGCTCTTGGTTACAGTATATTAGCTAATGGTGGTAAAAAACAAATTAACTATCCTCAAGGTAGTTATACACAAATTAGACAACTTCCATTTGTGTCAGGAACCTCTTCACCTTTATCTCAAAATTTACAACCACTAACACCTTTAGCAACTACAGGAGCTAATAATACATTTAATGCAGCATTACTTGCTTATTATAATGGTTTAGGTTTTATTGGTAATGGTATATCAGGTATAGATACATTAGATAATATATTTAGAGCGCATAATGCTGCATATAAAACTGCAGGTGCAACATACAATGGTATAACTTATACAAATGAACTTTCTCAATCTCAGATGTTACCACCTTGGTTAGCATTTTTAGGTGGTCTACAAAATTTTGCTTTTTTCTTTGCACAAGGATTAAAAACAGCTAATGAATTTTTATATGCTATTGCTCCATTAAAGCAATATGCATTACAACAAATTGGTCATGGTTACTATGATAGATTTGATCCTAGAAAACCAGGTGAACTATATAGATTTAAAGTAGAAGATTCACTATATGTTATTAATGATACCAATCAAGAAATTCCAGATTATATTGATACTACTACAAGCACAATTAAAAAATATACAATACAAAATATTTTTAGACCCAAGTTGGTTGTATTAAGAACAGCTCAAGCAAATACTGGTGCTACAACAGGACCAAGCTTTTTAACTTCAGGTACTACATTAGCTCAACAAATTAGTAATGCTCAGGATCAATCTTCAATTACACTGTATCATGCAGACGTAGGAGGATTAGGTCCTAAAATTGATGAGGAAGATAAAAAGACAATTGGGTTTCAAACAAAAATAGCTAGTCACTATGGTGCTATAAAAGTAACTTTAAAAAATCAATACGGCCAGTTAGATTCTATAAAGCAACAAGTAATTACTCCTTGTGAACAAAAGAGAGATGCTTTTGGTACTTTGATAAAAGACTATAGTCCAGCACTTTTAGGTAATTTTATACAACCTAGTGTAGCAACACTAAATGATCCTATACCAACTCCTCAAACTTATTACTACAAACTAATTGCTCAAACAGATATCTTTTTTGGAGGTGATACATACATATGTAGATTTACAGAAAAGAATATAATGTTGATGTTTTATAACTGGTTGTATGGAGTAGCAGATGATTTTGAATATAACTATTTTGTAAATCAAATGCTTCCTCAAGCAAGATACTGGATGAATAGTACACACTATGATTTTTCTAATATATCTGTAGAAAACTTATCTGACTTTTTAGGAATAACAACAGCAGCTGCTCCGGGTACTGGGCTATTTCCTACAGATTTTTATAATCTAGAAAGTATAAATTATGATCATTCTACTGATGATGCTACACCTTATCCTGGATTTTGGATTCCTAGAAATTCATACTTTTATACTTCTGTGTCTGGAGTAAGAGACTTTTATGTAGAAACAGATATACTTCTTGACTTTAGAGAAGTAGGTACATTTGATTTTGAAAAATGTTATCATCCATATAGATACACTGATTTACAACAGTTATTTAAAATGGATCCTATAATTATTACAAGAGGTAATTTTTATATTTATGATTTATCTTTAAGTGCATCAAGATTACCAAGTAAATTTTTAACATTTGGTGCATTACAAAATAGATACTATGATCCTAAGGTAGCAAGTTTATGTTATACATATTTTCCTAATGTTATTACTTATTCTTTACCTTTTGTTCAAGGCTCTGTAGAAGATGCATGGTTTATTTTTCTACCTAATAACCGTAAAGATTTTATTAGTCAAATTAGTTCAGTTAAAAACTTTGCTAGAACCGGAGCTCTTATTACATTTAAAAATGATGGCCCTCAAGTATTTCAAGGAGTTGATCAATTACAACTTGATGGTTCAGGTGTTAAAGTAACTGTAGGAGATGGTGGGTTATTTGCAAGAGAAGCTCAAAATCTAGTTGTTACAGATAAACCATATCAGTATGGTTCATCTCAAAGTAGATTGGCTGTTATATCTACACCGGCTGGTATTTATTATATATCACAAAATCAAGGTAAAATATTTACTTATAATGAAGGTATAACAGAGATATCACAATCAGGAATGAAATGGTGGTTTGATGAATTTTTACCATCTAAGTTATTAGAAGATTTTCCAGAATATGATTATGCTGATAATCCTGTAGCCGGTATTGGATGTCAAGCTATTTATGATAATGAAAATTCAGTATTATATTTCTGTAAAAAAGATTATAAATTGATAGATGGTTTTAATACACCACAAAATCCAAATAGAATTCAATATATAAGTACACCTACTGAAAGTTATTTTCTAGATACTATGGATCCTTTACAAGGAAATAAAATTTATATTTTAGGAGATCCTGCAATATTTGAAGATGCTTCATGGACAGCAAGTTATGACCCTAAAAATAGATTTTGGATTTCATTTCATGACTGGCATCCAGATCTTACTTTACCTACTAAGAGTACAATTGTAAGTACAAGAGCTGATGAATTTTGGGCTCATAATATTGAATGTAATGACTATTGTAATTTTTATGGGACGCAGTATCCATTTGAAGTTGAGTTTCCAATAGTAACTGGTCAAACTGTTACTACTTTAAAAAGTGTAGAATATGTTTTAGAATGTTATAAAAGAAACCAAGAAAACTGTGTAGATCAATTTCATGTACTAGATTATAATTTTGATTATGCTGTAATTCATAATACAGAACAAATATCACCATATTTGAAATTAAATATTTATGCTAAGAATAATCCACCACTAAACTTACAATATCCAAAAGTTAACAATTCAATTTTTATTGATCCTACAATTACACCAAAAGCTGGATTTGATATTTTATTTTCTAAAGAAGAAAACAAATATAGATTTAATCAATTCTGGGATTCAGTAAAAGACCGTGGAGAATTTCCTTATCCTTCTCCTCAACAGTTACCAGACTATCCTCCTACAAATCCTGTAATACCTGGGACAACAATTTTATCTGGTTCTTATAGACAAGAAAATTTATGGATAACTGCACCTAATGGTTATATTAAAACTATCAACTATCAGAATATTGATATAAATAAAAATCAATTACAGAGAAAAAAGTTTAGACATTACTTAAATTTTATTAAGTTAGCTAAAGTAAATTCAAGAGATACTAATATGATCTTGAAAATATTTAATACTAAAAATCAATATTCTCCAAGGTAATGAAGAAAGTAAAAGTTGGAAAGTCCAAGATACATGGTAAAGGTTTATTTACTCAAGAACTAATTAAAAAGGGTGAACTAATATTACCCGTACACTCTGGCATTCCTATAGATAATGATAGAATAAGATTTGTACCAAATCAGTTTGGTAAGTTCTATAATCATGATGAAAAAAACTTTAATACTAGTAATGAAGTAATAGGAGATAAAAGATACCTAAGAGCTTTAAAAAATATCCCCGCTGGTTCAGAACTTACAGCTAATTATAGAGAGCATTCAGAGATGGAGCAGCCAGAAGATTTTGGTAAAGGTAAATATGCATCTTTTGACTTTGATAAAACTATTGCAACACCTGAAGGTTTAGCTAAAGCTAAGAAAATGTTTAGAGATGGCTATAATCTTTTTATTGTATCTGCCAGAGATAAAGTAACACCAGATATGATTGCCCGAGCTAGACAAGCAGGCATTCCAGTTGAAAATATTATAGCTACTGGTTCAGATGAAGCTAAGGTACGTAAAGTAAAACAACTTGGAGTAGAAAAGCATTTTGATGATAAGCCTGAAGTAATAGCTGCATTAGGATCTGTAGGAGAGCAGTTCCGTAAGGGTGGTAGTTTAAATTCTATGAAGTACACAAAAAGTATTTTTGGTAAGAATAAACTGTTTGTAAAAAATAAATTATTTAAACCTAAGAAAGTAAAGAATAGAATTTATGATCCTAATGCAAAATATTATGAAGATGGTGGCTTAGTTGATTATGATAGAGGTGGTTCAAATAAACCATGTGGGAAAGGTCAAGTATGGAATCCATATACTAAAAGATGTGAAAATGCATTAGTTGATTATACTCCATTGTATTTATTACAGGATGAAAAAAGAAGAATATTAGAAAATAATTCAGATGAAGAATTTAAAAAATATTTAGACAAGACTATTCCTAAAAGATCATACAATCCTACATATATACAAAATCTTAAAGAAGTTACAATAAAAGCATCTAAAAAAGCTAAAGCTGCAGCTAAAAAAGCTAACAAAAAAACTGATACATTTAGTTCTTATTATCAAAAGTTAGTTGAGCAATATGAGAAATTAAAAAATTCACCTTTACTTGCTGATCAAGAAACAGCAGCAGGATTGCTAAGAGAAATAAAAGAAATAGAACTATATGATCCTGGTTCAACTCAAGAAATTTTATATAGAGGTAATAGCTTTGAGGATAAAATAAATAGTGCTTTAGATAATCCTATGGACAAAGCAGCTATGTCTGCTTATGGTGCTGCAAAAGAAGATGATGATCCTATAGATAATTTTAGACATCCTCAAGGTGGTAGATATGCAGCTGAAGCAATTATGGATTATTTTCCAGACTGGGCACAATACACAGGTATACCGCAAGCTGCTGGTTTTTTAGGTGCTAATGCAATGGGTGTAGGTCATGAGTTAGAAACTATATTTAATGATGATAGACCATGGTTGGTTAAATTTACAGAGTCTGGTGAAGATATACTAAATAATGCTGTTGGTGCTGGTGTAGGTATATTACCTATGAGCTCAAGAGATAAGACAAATGCTTTATTAGAACTCTCTAATCAAAACATGTTACCTGATGGTATTGTAAATAAAAATCCTGCTAATAATGTATATTTAAAAAAAGGACCAAATGATCCAGGTCAATTTATGAGTCCATATAAGCAAGAACTTGGTGGGTCATTACATAAATTTATAGCAGGTGGTTCTCCATGTGATGATGGTTATACTTATGATCCAAAACTTGGTTGTATTCCTCTGTCTGAAGAGAATATGACAGAAGATCAAAGATGGATGGTTGAATGGTATAAGAATAGAAAAATAGATTTTCCAGAAGATCAACCTAGTTTTAAAAAGGTTGTAGAAAAAGCATTACCAGCATACAATCCTGAATCACCTATGCTTAAACAAATGCAATCATTCCCAGTATATGAAACAATGCCAGAGGAATATACGCAAGAAAATATAGGAGGTTTCCGAGCAGTTGGAATGTATGACACAAGTGGAAAAGTTCCAAAAATATATTTTAGTCCAGAACTTACACCTGAACAAAAGTCTGATACAGAAAGACATGAGTTAACTAATTATCTTATGGAACCTGTGAGAGACAAGTTGTATCCTATGTATGACAAAATTGTAAAAGAAAATATAATTCCTTTTGATAAAACTTGGCCAAAAGAAAAACAACAATTTTATGATTACATAATAAATCCAGAAGAACAGAATATTCAATCATATCTTAATGTGGCTAGAAAGAAATTTAATCTTAAACCTGATGAGGTAATTACTCCAGAGAGATTGAATCAGATGAGAGAGGAGGCTGAGAAAAAAGGAATGCTTGATAAAGATAATAAAAACTTTAATCAAGATATTTACTTATTATTTAGAACAGCAAAAGATGATGAAAGCTTAATGAGGTTATTTAATCTTATTGCTAAGAAGGATTCTAATAAAGATGATATTCAGTATGGAAAGTATGGTGGATCATTAGATAAATTTATAGAAGGTGGTTCTCCATGTGGTAGAGGATATTATAGAAATTCTAAAGGAGAATGTGTTCCCTTAGATTGGAATCTTGTGGATGTTGATTGGGATTACCATATCGGTCCACAAGCAGAAGGATGGGAGTATGATAGAAATTCAAAAGAATGGATTAAAAATAAAAGTGGTATTAATATTCAAGCTAAAAAAGGAAAGAAACTTTCTGATTGGATTCTCAGAGGTGGTAAAACCAGGTTAGAACAAATGAAAGACTTTGGTAAAAAATATTCTTCAGAGTTTGGTATAGGTGCTAATGAACCGTTAATTTCTACAAATACAACTAAAGAAGGAATTAAAAGATTTAAAAGTTATATAAATAATATAGTTTCTGAACAAAACAAGTATTATAAAAATGAAGAGAAAGAAAGAAAAGAATATGAAAAGGCAAGAAAAAAAGCACAGAGTAGTAAAGATTTAAGTGCAGGAACTAAATTCCGAATGGAGTATGAAGAAAAAGGCTGGGATAGATTTGATCCCAATGTAATGAATGAAGCTTACAAAGGTCAATTTCAAGAAGCTGTTGATGAAGCTAACAAAAGAAAAGAAGCCAATATGGGAGTTACTAATACAGCATTAGAACTACTTGGTGGCGGAGCATATAGAATAGTTGCCGATCCTGTTGGTACTGCTGAAGGTGTAGCTAAAACTGTTGCTGATGTTGCAACATTACCTCAAGGTTTAGTTGAAGGTGCAGTAAATTATTCTAATACCGGAAATTTTGATATGGGTACAAATGTACTTACAGGTGAAAACTATGGTAGTGGTATTAATCAAACCTTTGATGTTCTTGGAGCTATACCTGGTATAAATGCTATTAGTAAATTATCAAAATTTACTAAAGCAGGAGATCTTGTAACTGATTTAGGTAAAGGTGTTAAATCAACTTTTCAAAATACAGGTAAAATAAATTCTTCAGGAGCTTCTGACATTACACTACAAAAACATATAGATGATATTGTAGCTAACTCAAGTTTTAAAACAGAGCAAGAAGCAGCAGACTTTTTAAAAGAAGTTGCAAAAAGTTCTAATAAAACAGTTAATGAGGTACTTAATACTTATAGTAATAAAGGATTTGGTTTTTCAAATTCTAATCTTATAGCTGCTGCAGAAGTAATAAAAAATGATTTAAAACTTCCTGTGCCTAAATACTTATATCACGGTACATCTGATGCTAGATTAAAAAATATTTTATCATCTGAATTGGATAATAGTTTAGGTGATGCCGTAAATACAGGTGGTATGATGCCTGATAAATTAGGAAAAGGTTTTACAACTGCTGCAGGAGATAGTGGATATGCTTTAAATTTTGCAGGTTACTCAGCAGAAGCAACTGGTGGTAAACCTGTATTATTAAGATTTGCTAATAAAGGTAAAAAGGATCTAGGTTTTATGGGTCAGTATCCGGCTGTTAAAGGTAAAGATATAGAGTATAGTTTAGATGGAGGTAAAACATGGTCTAAGCAATTACCTGGCTCTCCTAATTCACCTGTATCAAACATGGTAAATAAATTTTTTAATAGACCTCCTGGACCTATGATGTTACTAGGACCAAGTGGTAGTGGTAGTAATATGGTTAAGAAAAATTTAAATTACTATAAGCAACTGTTAGATAGTTATGATTCTAAAAAAATGTCATTTGCTAATAGAAAGTTTTATAATGATCTTATTGAAACAGGTAGGAAACAAGGGGATATGCTTACTGAAGCTCAGTTAAGAGAATTAGACAGACTTAAGAATAGTAATTTTGATTTTGGTAAAAGAGGTTATAATAAAGAATCATTACTACAAGTAGAACCAAAAGCTCCTATTGAAGGTGGTACACCTCCTCCAGTAAAAAGTGGCTACTCTATAAATCTTAAAGGAGCATTTCAAAGATATCCAAAAGGACCTTTAACAGAAGAAGAAATATTAGCTTATAAAAATTCACCTGAATATCAAAAGTTTTCTCAAGAACATGCGGATTTAATAAATAAATATGGAAGTGATTGGACTTTACCTAACTACATGGATGAACATTTAAATGAAGCTATTACTACAGGTAATAGAAGTAGAGTAAACCCAATACTTTATGGAGGAAGAAACTGGAATGCTACTGATTACACAATAGCTGGTTTAGTAGGATCAGCTTATCCTGGAGCCGCTGCTGTTTTTGGAACAGCTTTTTCACCACCCCCGATTAAAAATAAAATTTTAAAAAATGTTGGAGTTACAGGTGTACCTGGAGGTTTAAGTTCTAAAGATACACTTATTGATATAACTAATACCCCTATGGATTTTGCTAAAGTTAATGAAACAAAAGATGGTAAAATTATAATCGGTGGTGAGTTTATAGAGGATGCTAATAATACAGTTAGAAAGGCTAAAGATTGGTTAACTGCTACAGATACATATTCAGATAAAAAGTATCCATCTAATAAAATTGAATCTTTCTATGGAATAGAAGATGGTAAATTTAAAGTAGGTAAAGCAAATGAATTTGATCCAGATACTGAAATAGTACCAAGAAGATTTGGAGCTAAGAATATAGATAAAGCAATAATGAATGGTAATGAAATGAGACTCTTGGATAAAAACGGAGATCCTATTTATCAGAATACACCTAACACAGGTAAGTTTATATTGTATTCACCATCAACTAAGAAAGCTGAATTTGCTTATATAACATCTGGTAAAAAAGGTGTAGATTTAGTAAATGACTTTTTGAAGAAAAATAAAGATGCTCAATATATTCATTTAGATAATGGTAGATATGAGTACTATGGATTAAATCCAGGTGGTCTTACTAAACAAGATTTTGAAAGTTATTATCATCAAGATTTAGGAAGAGAAGGTACACCAGGTTATAATTTAATAATTAAAGAAGAAGGTGGTGAGACTGATTACCAATTAGGTGATGAAGTAGATGAAGATACTAAAGGATATTTAGAAAGTTTAGGTTTAGGTTATACATTTGAAGAAATTTAAATATGAAAAAGTTTAGAATAGTAGGCTTACCTCAGGCTCCTACATATAGAACAGGTGGTGTATTAAATAAGTTTGCTCCAGGTGGTGCTCCATGTCCTAGAGGACAGATAAGAGATGCTTCTGGAAAATGCGTACAATATAATTGGGGCACAGGTAATGTGCAAGCTGCAGATTCTTATACAGGAATGTATGGTGGTTATGATAGTAGTGGTACTAAAAATCTTCCTCAAGTTCAAGCATCAGCTAAGAAAGGTAAAAAGTTTTCTGACTATATTTTAAGAGGCGGTAAGACTAGAGCTGATGTAGCAAGAAATTTAGGAAAGAATGCTGGTGCTTATTTTGGTATGCCGGGTGAAGCCCTTGAACCTGTTAACTTTACTAAAGCAGGTCTTGATAAGTTTACAAAAGATGTCAAGAATGCTGAAAAAGGTTATGAAGCTGAAGAAAGAAATAGAAAAGAATATGAAAAAGCTTTAAAGAAAAAAGAGTCTGGAAAGATGTCTACTGATAAGTTTGCTCAACAGTATAATGAAAAAGGTTGGGCTAACTATGATCCTGCTACAATGAAAGAAGGATATGAAGGTCAATTCCAAGATGCAGTAGATGAAGCCAATGCTAGAAAAGAAGCTAACATGGGTGTTACTAATACTGCGTTAGAATTTTTAGGTGGAGGTGCTGGTTATAGAGTATTAACAGATCCTCTTGGTACAGCTAAAGGTGTTGCACAAACTGTTGGTGATGTAGCTACTTTACCTGTAGGTTTAGGAGAAGGTATTTATAACTATGCAACTAAAGGTGATTTTGATATGGGTATCAATCCACTTACTGGTGCAAATTATGGTGAAGGTGCAAGTGAAACATTTGATGCTCTTGGTGTAATACCAGGAATTGGTGCAGCTGGTAAACTAGCAAAGTTTACTAAAAATACAGACTTAGCTATTGATGCTGGTAAATTTCTTACTACAAAAACACCTTTAAAACATACTTATAAGGTACTAGGAAATAATAGTAAGTTTCATAATCCAGGAGAAGTTCCTCATTGGAAAAAAGGATATCAAGAAGTATGGGATCCAGAAGTTGCTGACTTAGATCAGTTAACTGAGTTTCAGAAAATATATTCAAATAAAACAAAAATACCAAGGCAATTTAGAAAAGAAAAAGAACTTATAGTCAAAAACAGAAATAAAGAGACAATAGAGATTAATAAAAAAATAAAAGAAGCTGAAGCTAAAGGAGATTATGAACTTGGACAACAATTACAAAAAGAGCACTCCTTAAAAGCAGATAAGTTTATAATGGATTTGAATACAGTTGATGCAAAAATAGATGCTTATAGAATTAAAAAGTATTCACCTTTTGAAGAAGAATTAGGTTCAGGAAGTTTTGGCAAAGTATTTAGCATACCAGGATCTAATAAAGTTGTAAAAATAGGTAGAATTCCGGGAGATGAAAACTTAGATGAATTAATTGAAAAAGGTAAATCTCTTAGAGATAGAAGTAATATTGCAATTCCAATCAGATATCAAAAGTTATCAACGGGTAATGTCAGTTGGGAGAACCCTGAACAATATGCTACTGTAATGAATAAAGTTGATGATACAGGTACAAGGTATAACATACTTAAAGAAGAAGCAGGTAATACATTAGACATTAGTAATAAAGGACAATATACTACGCAGGGTGTTGGAAGAGGTAGTTATGAACAACTAGTTCAAGATATTAAAGATTTACAAGATAGTGGTTTATATGTAGATTTTCAAAATACAGATAATATTCTATTTAATCCACGAACAGGTAAATTTAATATATATGATTTAAATACTTCAGGACACTATATGTCTAATAGACTACCACACGAAATAAGATCAAATTATAATATAGTAAGTAATCAAGGTATTAGGATGCTGGATAAAAACCAAAAGGTATCTATTCCTCAATTATTAAGAGATCATGATCGTAATGTACCATTAGATATACATAGAAGAGGTGGTGTAATAAATGATTATATAGAATTAGACATACCAGAAAGTGAAATTTATAAATATATAAATGGTGGATATATTGTAGAACAACTTGATAATTTTTATCCATCTAATTTAAATAGATTTAATAATGGGGGATCTCCTAAGAGTCAATGGATTGCACCAGCACAAAGATATAGTGGTAGTAGTAATGTTGATCCAACAACTGGATTAATTTACAAAGATTTTGGTGACGTTGATGTTAAGGCTGGTAAAAAAGGTTTTAAAAGAAAAGTACAAGATTTCTTTAGAAAAGACATTGGTAAACTTACTAAAGAAGCTGAAGAGTTGGGTAAGGGTGTTGGTTATATTGCAGGTGTTCAAGGAGACATAGAACCCGCTGTTTATAATAGAGAAGGTATTAAAAAGTTTAAATCAGAAGTTAAAAGACTTAAAGGTGATTTTAATACAGAGCTTAAAGATGCTGAGAAAAAAAGAAAACAAGAAGCAGCTGATAGAGCTGAGTATGAAAAAGCTAGAGAAAAAGCACAAAACAGTAAAGATCCAAGTGCCAGTACTAAATTTAGAATGGAATATGAGAAAAAAGGTTGGGATAAATTTGATTCTAATCTAATGAAGGAAGGTTACAAAGGACAATTTCAAGATGCAGTAGATGAGGCTAACGCTAGAAAAACTGAAAACTTTAATTTAGTAAGAGATGCTGCTGCTGAACTTTCTGGTATAGCATCAGCACATAGAGTATATGAAGATCCGTTAGGCACATTAAAAGGTGTTGGTCAAAGTATGGGAGATATAACTACACTACCTCTTGGTTTAGGACAAGGTGTATATAACTATGCTAATACTGGAAAATTTGACATGGGTGTTAATCCTCTTACGGGTTCTAACTATGGGGAGGGTTTTGATGAAACAATGGATGCAATTGGTGTTGCTGGTTTAATAGCACCTGGTTTAAGCGGACTAAGAACTGCAGGAACTTTTGCTAAAGCTGGTGATTTAGTTAGTGATGTAGGTAAAGGATTTAAAACATTGACCAAAGGTAAGCCGCAAGGTAGTATACTTAGTAAGTATAGAAATATTGAAGAGTTAAGACATGCTAAAGGTTATAAAAATTTTAAGGCTGCTAATGAAGCTTATCCAGAATTATTTCCAACTGAAGAATCTTTTATGCAAGCTAAAAATGAAGCAAATGCATTATTGAAAGAATATAAACCAAAGTTTGAAAAACAATTTGGTAAAGGAAAGGATGATGAAATATTAGTATTTGGTGCACATGATGATGTAGGAAAATTAAAGTCTAATGAAGGATTTTTAGTTGATGATGAATTTGCTAAATCAACTGGTTTAGAAAATGATTTAACTAATCAACAAAAGTTTTTAGGTGATACTTATCAGTTAGAATACTCTGGTTACTTTAATAAGAATCCTGGTTATGGTGGTAATAAACAGTTTGCAGAATATTTATCTAATCAAATTGAACCAGTCATAGGGGCTAATAAACTTAAAGCACCGGCTCAAGTTAGAAGAACATCTAGTTTTAATAGACCTGTTAAAACAATGAGAGGTGATCAGGAACTTATGTTAAATTATGATGATTTACTTGAAGGAGATGTAATATATCCAGAACATAATTGGAGTACAACTACTGATATGACAGGCAATGTTTGGGGAAGTGGTGATCCTACATCTAAAGTAGCTATTATAAATGTTCCTGAAGGACAAAGTGCTTTTAGGCCTAATATGTATACAGGATCACAATATGTTGATGAACAAGAATTATTATTACCATCTAAGTTAGGTTACAAAGTATCTGGAGTTAATACAAAAGGTTTTGGAAGTGAGTCACCAAGATTTATTTTTGATGTTCATAATCCTTATAAACAAGGTGGAGCTACAAATGATTATATAGAATTAGATATTCCAGAAGATAAAATTCAACACTATTTAAATAACGGATATAATGTTGAAGAAGTATCTGTTCCTATGATGGCTAATGGTGGTACACCATCTGATATATGGTATCAATATACAGGAACCCCTTGGTCTGAAGCAAAAGCTAAAGGTCTTACTGATGGAACTATGGAACAAAACTTAGCTCTTGTTAAAAGACTTCAGGCTGGTGAATTTGGAGAACCTAAAATAGTAGATACAAAATCTACTCCTACAGTTACTCCATATGATCAAATGGTATTTGCTTTAGTAAAACAAGGTAATAGCTTAGATGACTTAGTAAAACAAAAAGTAGGTACTAGAGAAGGATTAATATTTAAGTATCCAGAATTATTTGCTAATAAAAAGAATGTAAGTGCTCCTAAAAAACCAGGTCCTAAACCTAAGAAAGGAACTACAATAATGGAACAATTTGATGCATTATCTAAGTTTGCATCTCCTTATATTGATAAAGTAGGAGATGCTGTGTCTACTGCTTATGACTCTTGGATTAATAGGATGTCAAAAATTTCAGAACAAGAAGCAAAAACTAAAGTTAATAATCTAAATAACTTAGGTGTAGTAGACTTTTTAAAAGAAGCAGATGTTAGTTATTCTCCATATAGTGCGAAACAAACACCTTCGGCACCTACAATTGATATGAATAAGTTATTTCCAAATAAAATGGATCAACTTAAAAAGTTTGCAAAACCTGAAGTACAACAAAAACAAGTTATAGAGCCATATGATATGGAAGCTCTAAGAGCTCAATTAACACAATCAAATATGGCAGGTGCTCCACCATCATTAACAAGACAACCTTCTCAACAACCATTAGGTAATAATAGTGCTGCTCAATTTGCAGAATATGGTCAAAGAGGTCAAGGTATTGAAAATACATCTCTTGATTTAAAACCAGATCCTGAACTATCTCTTTGGGATGCAATGAGTAAATTAACTAAAGATATATCTTCAAAAGAAACTGTTGAAGAAAAACCTCCTGTTTTTGACAATAGTATTAGTTCACAATTAGTTGATCAAGAATGGCTAGGTAGACAACAAAAAGATTATGAACGCTATAGTAAATTTATGAGTAGGGGTAGAGACATTGCTAATAGAACGGATGTTCAAAGAAATGTTGACTCAGAAAAATTCTTTGCTGATATGGCTAAACCTAACTCTGTTATTATTGATATAGGATCTGCATTAGGAAATTCTGATCCAAAACTTGCTGGTGTATCTGTATGGGAGTTAACACAAAACCCAAAAATAAAACAAAAGAAAATTAAAGTGATTGCTACTGATATTCCAGATCAAGTAAAATCATTTAAAGAACATGCTAAGAATAAAAAAGCTTATAACATAGATTATGCTGAAGTACCTATGACATTTAACACTCCTATAGATAATATTTTAAAATCTAAAAATCTAACAAATACAAAGGATGTATATTTAAGGGCAGCTAATAGTATTGACTTGTTAATGACTGTAGCACAAACAAAAGAACATTTTTATAACATTGCAAAAAAATTAAAGAATAAGAATGTAACTTATGTATATAACAATATGATATGGTACAAACCTGCAGGTGAGACTAGTTGGTCAAAAATAGGTAATATAAACAATGCAGCTTATGATCATAATGCCGCATCATGGAAACTGGATAAAAATAGAAAACCATATGCTTTAACAGGAGATGATGTTAGAAACCCATTTAATAACTAAATCTAAACTTATAAAGTTTAATGATTAATTTAAAAATTAGTATATTTAATATATAATAGCCACTCATGAAAGTTAGAATATATAAGTCTGGAGGTACAACAGGTAAATTTATTAGTAGATTAGATAAATTTACATCACTACCTACAGCAGCTCCAGGTATGCAAGTTGATTCAGAAAGAGAATTAAAATCACAAATTGCAGATCTTATTGATAAAAACAATCTTTCTGATAGAATAGTTATACAGCAATTACAAAATGCAGGTTATACATATGACTATTCTAAAAAACTTGTTGATTCAGTAATGGATGAAATAGAAGATGATTACTATTCTTCAAAAAGAAGAAGAAGTAAGAAGAAACAATCTATGATGGATTCTGAACTTATTGAAACTGAAGATGAAAGAAGAGAAAGAAAAAGAGAAGAAGAAGATAGGTTAACTGAAGAACGTAATAAAAAAAGTAAAGCTTTATCAGAAGATGCTGTTAGAGATATTGATGAAAGTTATGAAACTGAAGAAGATGAGAATGATGAGTCTGATCAAGATCTTCAAGAAGACTTTGATGAAGATGATGAAATACTCATGGATGATCCTAATCAAGTTTCTGAAGATGCTTTAAAATTAGCAACAGCACAATATGGTATGGAAATGCAAGATGATAGATATAACATACAATGGCCTGGTATGCAGATGGATTTAAATACAATGCGTAAAGGTGGTATTCCAAATAAAAAGAAGTTTATTAACTCAACAGTTAAACAACTTAGAAAAGCAGAAATGGGTATGCAAAAAGACCCATCTATAAAGAAACAACCAAATCCATATGGAACATTAGATAATCCTTTAGGAATAAATCTTACTCCTAATAAATCTTTAGTGTCTGCAATAAAGGGTACAGCTCAAAATTTTGCAGATGAACAAAGATATAAACAAGAAGCAGAAAGCATGTATAATCAACAATTTGAGAATGGTGGCGCAAATGATTGGGCTACTAACTTACATAACTATGGAGAAGCTCTTTCACATGAAATGCCAGACATGAGTACTACAGGGCTTAATACTGATTTTAATGGTCAACAAATGTCTTTTGGAGGAACTAGTAGAAGAATAAGAAGAGCTAATAGAGGTATGTTTGGTGTACCTATAGCTCCTCCATTTGTAGATACTGATTATGAATTTGGACCATTTGGTGGTGTAAGAAAAGCAAAAGCTACTTATGACATGTCTAAAATGTCTGAGATGCTAAAAGCAAATCCTAACTTACTAAAAGATTATATGTCACAGGTAAGTGATAGTATGCCAAAAGGTAGAGGGTTATGGAATTGGTGGACATCAGATGCTCCAGGTTTTAATTTTAATCAATCTTATTCAACAACTAGAACTGTTAGATCAGCTCCTATAACTAAATTAAAATGGTTTACTGAGAGTGTTAATAATGCAGCAGATCCAACTAAAAATAATGAAGTTAAAATTAATAATAATCCTGTATCAGCTGATCAAACAAAAAAATATCAAGACTATATTGATTGGTGGACATCTTTAGGACCAGCTGCTTCTGGTAGAGGTAAAGCAGCTCCTATCAGTATTAATCAGTTTATTGCAAAAGATGCTGATGGATTAAGTGAATATGACCACTGGGTAAAAAGATCACCTGGTACAACAATGTCAACAAGAGCATCTCAACCAAATCTTACAGATGAACAATTATTAAACTATAATAATTTTTCATCAGAAAGTGAAGATAGAGCTATCTCAAATGAAGTTATACCTACACCATATTCGCCAATTACAAATAAACCTATAAGTCCATTTAATACTCCAGTTCCTAGAAATGAAGATATGGACTTTTTAAATTCTGATAGGTTCTCATCTGAAAATCTAGATGAAAGTTTAATGTATCCTCAAGATAATTCATACATGATGAATACTGAAGGGAATAATTCACCAGCTTCATCAAGTTCAACAACAGTTAATAGTTCACCTTATTCATTAACATCAAAGCAAACAGGATCACAAACAGAAGAGTTTTGTTATCCTGGACAAAGTTGTTATACTTTATCTGATGATCAAAGTTGGGATAGAAATATATTTAATGACTTACCTGAAGCACTTACTGCTTATGGAGCAGCTAATAAGTCTGATTGGTTTACTGATGCTGAAAAATTTAATGAAACAAAACTTGACTTATCAAAAGTAACAAAGAAAGAAGCTATAGAGGCAATTAAATCAAGAATTCCAAAACAAGATTTACCAAGAATGAAAAATTTAGATGAATACATAGATAAATGGCTTAAGTTTCAAAAAGAAAATCAAAAAGCATACGGTACTACTAATACTGTTGATCTATATGATTATGACTTTAGTGGAGATAGTCCTAAGTATGCTGATTGGTTAAATGTATCTGGCAAAGCAGGTGCTCAAAATCCATATGATATTTTTGGTGCAACACCAGCTTTAGATTTTGAAGATTATCAAAAAGCTTTTGGTGGTTCAATAAATAATTTACAACCAGATCAGTATGGTAACTTACAAAAGTTTATTTATGGTGGTGATGAGTATGCTTATGGTGGATCTCTTAGACAATTTAATCCTGGTGGTGAGCAAATTGATCCTAACTATAGAGATGCACGCGGTATGAATTATCAAGACTATATTGATAGACATAGTGAGTTGGCTGGTAAACAAGTTAAGAATAGTCCAAATTCAACTTATACTGGAGCTTATAGTACAGCAGCACCTCAAAGTTGGGCAGAATGGAAAGCAGAACAAGAAGCTGAAAAAAATCCAAATGCATCTACTACTAATACTAGTACTACTAACACTACTACTACAAATAATACTACTAACTCAAATACTTCAACTAATCCTTATAATCAAGATTACTTTAGTAAGTTATTTCAATCAGACCCTAATGCTAAAAAAGGTTTTGAAGAATATTTAAGAAGTCAAGGTTTGCCTACTGGACAGGATTTAAAGAACAAAGGTACTTTTAATTATACCAACAGTGACGGAAATCCTGTAATTGGTTTTGGTCCAGCTAAACAAAACTTTGGTTCTATGATTGGTAACATGTTTGGTTTTAGTAGAGACTTTGATTATTATACAAGTCCGGATGGTCAAATTGATCAGGCTATGATTGCTCAAATGATGAAAGATCCTACCAAGACTCTTGTTAAAACTAAATACAAAGAAGGTAAGTGGTTTAATCCATTTGATAAAGATAAAAGAATTACTAAGTGGGAAGTAATGAATGCTGCTGGAAATGCTGCAAATAATGATCCTAATGCTAAGACTAATACTACTTCTAATACTGATAACAAAACAGATAATACAATTCCAGGATGGAAAGGTTATCCATATGCTTTACCAGGTGATGAAAATAAAAATCAACCTACAACTAATATAAATAATCAAGATATATCAACAACTGAGGGATCTCAAGAAGATGTACAAGATGATCAAGCTAGAGATGCTACTGGAAAGATTGGAAGAAATGAAATGTTAGCCACTAATGTTAATGATCAAGGAGAAATAGTTGGTATTGGTAACAAAGGTGAGGTTATTAACACTCCTCAATTTTATAATGAAAGAAATAGTCAAAGATATACAGGTACTGATATTGATGGTGAAAAAATGTATGAGACTTATACTGATAAAGATAGGTTGAATGATGCTTTTGATGTATCTGGTTTTTCTAAGAAAGACTTTAAAAAACAAGGTCCTGCTTTGTTTGGAGATACTAAAGGAGGTACTAGAAGTGAACTTGCTAATGAATATGAAAGCAAAGGTTTCTTTGGTAAAAGAAAGATGAGAAGAGACTTTATGAAAAATGATCTCTGGGATATGCCTTTAGATAGTGGTGCTATAAATGAAAGAAGAGGTAATCCAAGAATTTCTGACAATAATTTTAAAGGGCCTTTTCCAAAACCTGGTGTAGAAAATCCAACTTCAGATCCAAAATACATACCTACAGCAGAAGATTTTAATTTTTCTAGTCCACCAGCAGGATCTACAGGAGGTAATCAGCCTTCTTCAGTTGTACCTCAAGGTAATGAAGATTACTTAGATCAATTACCAATGGCATATGGGGGATATGTTCCTACATATATGGCTTATGGTGGTTACATGCCTGATTATGGATATGGTGGATACTATGATAATGGTGGTAGTACTGTAGTTGGGCCTAATCCAGATTTTGTTGGACCTCAAGCAAATAACTTTGCAGCTGATGCTGATAATAATGGTATTCCTGATTATCTAGAAGTTAAAGATGGTAAGAGTGATATGGCAATCAATAATGTAGGTA